GATGGACAATGGTTTGAAAATGAAGAGGGTTATTCTATGTCCACTAAAAAACAAATGAGTCAAATGAGACCATGGAATCAGGGTGAAATAATTAAAACTAATAAAAATAAATTGTGGGATATTATTAGAGGATGAAAAAATTAATTAAAAAAATTTTAAAGGAAGAGTATAGTGAAAGAATTGAGGACTATAAAAAAATTATGTCTACACAATGGCAAGAATACTTCACTAACAAAAAAATATTACCTTCAATAATAAAATATTTAGATAGTATCATTAATATAGATATGATTGTTAAATCCGATAATTCCACAACGTATACCGTTTATTTTGACGATGTAGAACCTATCGCTAAAAATTATTGTTATGGGTGTAGTGGTACATTCCATTACCCTACAGGTACACACGACATATATAATGTAGTACATGCGGAAGATAACGATCAATTTGTTAGTGCAGTTGAGTTAGCGATACTAGATATGTTCGGTGGTAAATCAAGTGATATGGAATTTTATAGTATTATTTATCAATATTTATTTGATAAAATAAAAAAACATATGGATAATGATCCCATAAATGATTATCCTGAAGAACACGATATGGATTGGTAATGAAAAACCTTATTAGAAAAATATTAAAAGAGGAAACTGATGATTTAAGTAGAACAAAAAAAATCGATGCGTTAAATTCTATTGATTGGACAGGATATGGGGGAGTTATAGATTCTTTTGATGTTTTACAATACCATGGGGCATCTAATATGTTAGGGGAGATAACATTAGACAATTTAATCTTAACTAGAAAACCCATTCAGTTAAAAGACTCTGGCAGATACGGATCTAGTAAGTCTGGTTGTATGGGATTTTATTTAACACCAAATAAAGGAGACTTGTTTAATCCCAGTAAACGTATATATCCTAAAGCTTCATCTAAATACGCTTTTGAGAAAGCTTTTAAAAATGCAGACTATGTGGGAAGGGCAAATTCAAAAGCAATGATATACGAAGTCATAATCGATCCAAATGCAATCATTGTAGATTATTATCCTGGTGGTTGTTTAGGTAAAGCATTTAGTAAAGGTCAACAGGACGCAGAACAGATAATGTTAGATAATGCAGATGGTTTTTATGGTGCGGGCGAAATTGCAATAACAAATAAAAATGTTATAAAATCTATTACACTAATTGAGAGTGCATCGGTTGAAAATATAATGAGTAAATGGAGAAGTTAATTAGGAAAATATTAAAAGAGGAGACACCAAACTTTAACAAGTTTGAATCGGGTGTATTTAAAATTATCGATAAGGTTGGTATTGAAAAGTTTATTGGTGAGTATCTTAGAGATATGGGGCTAGATGTTGACGAAGAGGAAAATATTCTTTTTGAATACTTTAATGCGTATGGTGGTGGATGTGATGACTATATTAATTTTGTATTAGAGGCAGAGGAAATTTCAAATATGTTTTACGATGGCGATTATGGTATACAAAATATGGTAAAAAGGTTTTTAGAAGATGATTATGATTATACGTATGATGGTTACGAATGTTATTATGACGAATATCAATTAGATGATATTAATGAAGAGAACATGAAAATCATAATAAAAATATATAAATCACAAAAAGATGAAGATGAAACCTTAAGAGAATTTATTAAAAATGGTGATTTAGAAAGTGCGATTGGTTGTGCATATAGTGACGCACAACAAAATGCCGATATAAATGCATTACATGAAGACTTTTTAGATGGGGTACATGAAGTAACCGATAAAATAGAGGGTAAATGGGATTGGGATACCCACACATTAAAAGGTAGAATATCGGTTTGTGAGATAATGAATCATGAAGACGCATTAGAGATACTATCAGAAAGTTTACAACACGGCTATGACTGGAATGAAGTCGTTAGTGCCATAGTTGAAAGGGAGTGGGAAGATGTTTGGAATGGTGATGAAGGAGATGTTTTATTCGGTGAACCAGTAACTATAGATGAGTATAGACATTTCAGATATGGTGGTGCAGGAACAATAGATAAACAAGAATTTAATGAGTACTTATATAGTAGATTACATGATGAGTATAGATCTTTTATGTAATTACACATATTTATTTATATATAAGACACTTATAATCTAAATTTTTTATAATATGAAAACAAGAAGAGGTTCTATTAGACTAACTGAACAAGACTTAGTAAAGTTGGTTAAGGATTTAAATGTTAAGACAAAGACTGTAAAATCTAAAGTTTTAGCAACAAGTTCAAAATAAAAGATTATATCATATAATCAAAAATATTCACTTTATTAATAAAAGTACGCAAAATTTTATCCACTTAACTCATATTTATATTATATGAAATCTCTCATCAGAAAAATACTTAAAGAAGAAACGCAACAAAGATCACTAAGTGATGTAATATTTGATGATTTAGTTAGTACATTTAACGAAGAAGTATTAATTTATGATTGGGGTCCTGAATATAGTAATATGATTAAGGCAATTAAGAATATTATTAATAATGCTGCCATACCACATATTGAGGATGTTTATAGTTTAGAGTATTTTGAAAATGAGGATTTAATTAAACCTATTTTAGATAAATTTGTTAGATATTTGTATAACGATGATTATCCATTGGTTGGGGACACCATTGAAATGATTGAAATGGATGGAGAAGATCCAAACCCAATACTACCAGGAACAAAGGGTGTAGTAACTAGAATAGAGTCACAAGTTATTTCAGGTATACCTGAAGAACATTTATGGATTAATTGGGAAAATGGTAGAACTTTAAAAGTTTTATTACCACATGATAAAATTAAAATAATCAAAAGAGGTGAAAGCAGTAGAGGTGTTATTGAACGATTAGAGTTAATGGAAGATAAAATAGATGATTTTGTTGATTTTGTAAGTGATGATTTAGAATTAGATGATAACTTTACCGTAGATATTACAAATGATTCTGACGATGTAGAAACATTGGCAAGTTACGATATTAACAATAATGAAGTAACAGTATTAGGTAAAGATAGAGCTTTACCAGATATCATTCGTTCTGTTGCACATGAATTAGTTCACCATAAACAAAATGAGAGAGGTGAATTAACAGGTAGACAAGAAGAGGGTGAAGATGGTTCACCATGGGAAGATGAAGCCAATGCAAAAGCCGGAGAACTTGTTCGTAAATATGGTAGAGAGAATCCTGAAATTTATGAAACGTAAATAACGTCTCCTTTATTTATATTATTTTTATCACAAAAACCACCATTAACTTCTATGTTATATGACGATCCGTTCGGTGGATAAACGTTATCACCATCAGGTTCCGCAGTAACAATGTCTAAAATAGTACCATTACTATCACAAAAAATCATATCTAAGGGAAATTTTACACCCTGCATATGATAATATGTGGGTGATATCTCATCGAATAATATACCACAATAATCACACATAGAATTCATCCCTAAAGCGCCTGTCATTTTTTGTTTATTTGTTTGTGCATATTCACACTCAATAGTAACATCATTATCATCACTATTTTTTATAACAACGTTTTTTTTATTTGGAAAGGGGTGTTTAACCATTTCATTTAAAATATCTATAAATTTCATACTAATAAATATTTGACATTTAAATAAAAGAAGATTATATTTAAATAAAAAAATTAAAGTAATGCCAAAAAGTAAACATAGAAAAAACCAAAAACAAAAATCCAAAGCTAGAACCGAAAGATTAAAAACCCAAAAAAGATCTATGGAAAAGAAAATGCAAGAACAATTTATGAAATATATGGAAGATATGAAAAATAGACAGATGGAGATTGAGGAGGTTGGCGATATTAATACATTTACTGGAGAAACAACTTAAATATTTATAATATGAATAAAGATTCTTATATGATAAAAAAGTGTTATAGAGATAACACAGGAAAAAACTTACATGTACTAATAACTGATGGTTACAGTCAAGTTTTAGAATTAACAACATTAAGTAAAGCAGAATATTTAGTAGGTTTATTAAATGAAAACACTGATAACGGTTGTAGATATGAAATAATAGTTATCAGTAATAATAAAAAAGTAAAAAAATAAAAATGAATAACGATCAAAAAGCAGAGTATTATCATAGTTTATTATTAAAACATGATAAATTAGATGGACAAGTTGCAGATATTAAGTCAGAGGCAGCAGGAATGACATTAAATAAAGATCAATTAAAGAGAATTGATGAATTGGAAAGAAAAAAGGCTATATTAGTAGATGAAGCTCAAAAACTATTCCACACATACAAACCAACTAAAGCATAATTTAGGTTATTTTAACCTTTTTAACCTTCGTAAGGCGTTTCTCGACTCGTTAGTGATAGAAGAACCCTTACTTAGGTTCTCTTTGTATGGGATAAATCGTAAATTTTTAATATTACCCATCTTTTTAGGTGGTATTTTGTTATGAAAACCCAAAGAAATGGGATAAATATGGTCTAAATGATGATTTTTCCACCCTCTTTTATTAAAATTCTCTAAAATTTGTAGTGGTTGTTCTTCAGTAACCTCCCACACCATAGCATAATACAATTTTTTCTCTAAATTCTTAATATTTTTGATTTTTTGTTTAATTTTTGGGTATTTTTTGGTTATTTTACGTATTTTATAGTAAATTTTACCTTTATTTTTAAGAATTTTATTTTTTACACTTGTTTTTTTACTATTTACAATTTTTTTAAGTGGTTTTTTCATAATTTATACTATTATTATTATATTTATAATTATAAATAATAAAAATTCATAAAATGAAGGTATATTTAACAGAAAAACAGTTAAAAAAGTTAGTTATTAACGAAGAAACTTTAGGTAATATACAAAAAGACTATATTTCTTTGAATGATATTTGGTATGGTTTCGATAAACTGTATCATGGGGATTTTCAGAGTAGTGACGATGGACCATTACACCTAGTACAACAAAAATTATTTAAAAAATTCCCTGAATACGCAGAAGAAATAAATTTTCGTCCAGATAAAGATTTTGGGGATAAAACATCTAAAATGATTGGTAAATTATTTGGTGTAAAATTTAAGAACTTAAAATCTGTTTCTATCGGACCAAAAACACTAGAAAAATTAGGTTTTAAAAGACCACCCTCTTTAACATTAGAGGAATTGATATTGGTACTTAATTTTGTTATGGAAGAATCTGAAAATAAAGAGTCAGACATTAAAGGGATTGCTAATGTGATTTTAAATAGGAGTAAAGCAGGAAGAGGTAGTGTAGTAGATGTGGTTTTAGAACCCAGTCAATTCTCAGGATGGAACAAACACCAACCAGTTAGTCGTAATAAAGAAACTATGAGGAATATTATGTTGAATAGACCTAAGGATGACAGGTATCAAAATAGAAAATCTTGGGAATTAGCGGTTAAATACGCAAAACTACTTTTAAATGGTGGTAATATTTCTGATAATACTAAAGGTGCAACACATTATTATAACCCAAATAAAATAGAACCACCATGGGGACAAGAAAGTAAAACTTGGATACCTCACCCACCTAAAGGTTTAGATCATATCTTTGGTAGGGATACAACAACTAAATGGTCCAAAAATTTTACTGGAAGATAATGGGTGAAGAATTAGAACATATCTATAAAGTATTTGTGTTTGAACAAATTAAAGGTGCGAGAACAGAAATAAAAAGAAAATGGATAAATTATGATAACATATTAGACGAATTATATATGTTAAATGAAAAAACTTTAATTGATGAAATTAAATATAGAATTACTGACAAAGAAGACGATAAAAAAGTTTTTAAAGATGCCCTATCAAAAGTAGAAAAAAAAAGTAATAGGTTAGATTTGTTAATTAAATCAATTTAAGATATATTTATATAAAAAGATTATAAAATGAAATACGTAATTAGTGAAAATCAATATACTATTCTATTAAGGGAAGATAGAATAGATTTTTTAAAAAATCAGTTCGTAATAGATCCAAAATTATTGGATAGATCGACAAATGGTGAAAACGATGAAGAAGAATTTGAAGATGGTGATAGACCTGCTGGTGGGATGAAAAAATCTAAAGAAAAAGTAGAACCAATACAGGGTCATGATGGTTTAGATATTGCATATATAGTAACAAATAAAAAAGGCAAAAGTAAAGTAGTTTTAACAGATGAAATCTTTACTGATATAGTAGATGCAGATCCAACTAGGAAAAAAGAATTTGTACAGTGGATGATTACGGTATTTATGAGACATCTAAAAGAAGGAGATATTGAACAAGCAATTAGATTTATAACCGAAGATTTACCTGAGGCAAATGAATTTTTAACTGTCTTTGATAGGGTAAGAAAGAAAAAATCATTTAAAAGAGACGCGTCTAATAGGGCAAATGCACCTGAAAATGTAGCCGATATCACCCAATACAATGATTTAGCACAATTATATGATGTAGTTAGTCCATTTATGGGAGATGATTCCGAAGATAATTCCTTATGGAATAAACTAAAGAAGCATATTGATTTAGGTACTGCTAAATTAGCATATAGAGATAATGATGTATTAGTATACATGCCACAAACATTAGAAGCTAGTTGTGAACCATTGGGTGGTGGTATGGCATCTTGGTGTACGGCTAACCGTAATGCATTAAATAGTAATCATGATAGTTCTTATTTTGCTAGATATAGAAGAAATAACCCTAAACCAGATGGTAGTTTGTCAGATTACTATGTGGTAATGCCTAAGAAGTTATTTGATGGTGAAAACGAAGATATATACCCACTACAGTTTCATTTTGAGTCTGGACAATTACACGATAGGAGTAATAGAAGTATTGAAAGGGGCGAATTACCAAACATACTTTCTAGATTTCCGAAGTTAACTGAATTTTTTAGAAAAGAATTAGGGGCATTAGCAACAGGTGATATTAAAAATGGTTCAGGATTAATGAATAGTAAATACTTAACTTACTTAACTAAGTTTGGAGGTAACATTAAAGATGTAATTGATGACGAAATATGGGATGCAGGTGTCCAGTCAATACGTAAATTGGCAAGTGAACAAAAAGGTGCATTACAAAACAACAAATATTTAAAGTGGTTAATGGAAAACACTGAAGGTGTAGAAATTACTGATTATCTTAATAAAGATATGGCGACTTTAGACTTTAGTGATATGGACTTAAAAGTTTTTCCAGATGTTTCAGAATTTACAAAAGCAGAAAGAATATCTTGTAATAATTGTGGATTAAAGAGATTACCATCTACAGAACATTTACCTGATAATATAGAAGTATTAACTATGAAAAATAACCAAATATCTGAAGCACCTTTAGATGGATACGGAAAATTTAAAAATATGTTCGTAATTAATTTACAGGAAAACCCAATAACTAAAGTTAATATAGAACCACTAAATCAATTAGTGAATGAAAGATTAGCGAGATTTGTTGGATCTATTGATGTGGATAAGTTATCACCTGAAAACCAAAAAGAGTGGAATACGTTTTTAGAGGATCCTAATAATATAGGATATTTAGTTGCTTAATTTGAGTTTGTAATTATTTATTCTTATATTTATAAAAAATAGATATGGGAAAATATATTTTAACACATAAAGAAACTGAAGAAGTTATACACACACATCAGTCACATAGTTTAGAACTAGCCATTATTTATTTCGCAGCAATTAAAAATTTAAGTGAAATAGATTTAATTAAAATCTATAACGTTATAAAAACAAAGTAAAATTTAATTTTTTTTATTTTATTAGTATATTTATAGTATATAATAACATATATTGTAAAAATATTAAGACATGTCAAATAAAAAAACAGTAAGATTAACAGAATCTGAGATGGTTACTTTAATCGAAAACATTGTAAATCAAGTTAAATCTGAAAAGAAAAGAAAAATAAACGAGTCTAAGAGAAGAGTTGCTCGTAGAAGGTAATTCTTTTAATATGAAATCATTAACTGAAGAACAGAAACGTATGAGAGAACTTATGGGATTTACCTATAAGGATAATTCACATGATATATTATCGGAACAAAATATGGATTTACTTTTAGAGGGTAAATTAAAAGGTAGAGGTGATACAAGAACAGGTATTGCGAATTTTACTGCTTATAGTCAGGAAGTTGCATACTTTAAAAATATAAAGATGTTCGATGATTTTAGAAGAGGTCAAAGATTTGAAATTACTAGCCATAGGGATAATACTGCAGGACCTACACAACAAAATATGATAATTGATCCCCCAAAACCTAAACCTGAGCCTATTGACGTAATAGAAGAAGAACCAATTAGTATTAATATACCATTTAGTGTAGATGATCCATTTCAATTTGATGATGATGTGTTATATACTGAAGCAGAAAATAAATTAAATAAATTTATTTCTGATGTTAACAATTTAAGAGAAAATAAATTATATGACTCAAAAGTTATAGACGCATATTATGAATTTTTAAAATCTAAACCTATTTCAGTTTTTGGTTACGCATCTATAGACGCATTATCAAACTATAAAATAACTGGTAGTGACAACACATCTTGTGGTGGTAAAGAAAGGCTTAGACATGACTATAATAAGTGTTTATCTAAAGTTAGAGCAGAAGCAATTATAGAAAAATTAAAAGCTAGTGATGGTATATTAAGTGAATTAAATTATATTGCAAAAGGAATGGGTGAAACTAATAAATTTAGTGGTAAAAAATGGAATAATAATGTGGCAGATCCCACAACAGACAAAAATTCACCATTCACTACGAAAGATACTAAAAAAGATAGAAAATTTAGTGTTGTTTTACCTACTTTCACATACGAAGAACCTGCACCGCCCACACCAGAACCCATTGATGATACATATCCAGGATGGGTAGAACCTAGAATTACTCTATATAATCCTGAAGCATTAAAAGTGTTACATAGTGATCCAGACTACTCCCAAAGAGATGAAAGGGGACAATATAAGGATGAGAACATTCAGAATATAAACACAATTTCTTTAATGGATAATAAGTGTATTACATTTGATGAAACAATAGAAAATAAACAACACCCACATAAATTAAAAGATGGTAGAGTGGTCTACCCATTGAAGGGGGATTTGCGAATTATGTCTCCTGATGAATGTTACAAAAATAAATTTGATATAGGTTCTTTTTTAGGAATAGGTAAAAAAATTATTGGTTGTACTGTTGATCAAAACAGTAAAAATTTATTATTTAGAGAATCACAATTAGATCATGTCTTAGGTAAAGGCTGGATGGAAAAATATTTTTTCCCATTCTGGGTATTTGAGACGGGGAAATACCCAATGGAAATATCTAAAAAAGAAATAACCGTTTATGATAACTCTAATACGGCATATACATTTCCTTATAAATCAGATAATTTATTATATGGTAATGTTTCTACACCAAAAAAATGGATTGCAAGACCCTTTGGAAGTAACCAAATCATTATAAATAATAGGGGATGGTATACCATTAAGAAACAAGAAAATTATTCAATACAAGACGATGGTAATAATGGTCAATTTCCATTTGGTGGGGGGTAATTAATAAATAAAATTGATAAATGCCCAATGTTTGCCATGTGCATATCTAACACAACAGGCAACTTGACTTTTCATTTCCACTTTATCAACACCCCAAGTCCTATACTCATAGGTATCAAATAAATTAGATCTTTGTGTTCCTTTATGCATTGATGAACTCTCCCATATTTTAATCATATGTGATGCCATTTCTTGATACGTATCAAATTTCTTATTGGTTTTTAACCCATTCTCCATATAATGGAGATTATCAGGTATATCAAAACCGGTTTCATATTTTATATATACATCTTCACTAAAAGGTTTTTTATTTTTTAAATCATACCACCAGTCTACTCTATCCACATGATGTAGTCTATTTTGTCTAACATTTTCTTCGGTATTAGGTTTAGATATCAATTCATACACTCTGTCGGACCAGTATAATTTTCTTTTTTCTTTGTAGTTAGGTATATCTTTTAATACCTCAGATATTAAATCACCAGTAACATAATATTGGATAGTGTCTCTAAAGTGTTGGAATGTTTCAAATAATACCTCTTCTGCTCTCTTACTATCAAAGTTATTATAGTCTATTGGTTGACTATAACTGTTTAAGGCTACTAATACTAATAATAATGTGATTAACTTTTTCATATTGTTTGATTTATACAAATATAAGAAAAATAATCCTAATATCCAAACTATAATGTATTTTTTTTAGTATTATGTTATATTTATATAAAAATACGTCCACAATGAAAAAAATAAAAACATTAAACGAAGAAATAAAAAGAATAAAATCCCTTTTTCACTATGAAGAAGGTTCTACTATTCTTGAAACTATAGACATTTATGAACAAGATGAACAAAATGAACTAGGTTTATTAGGTCCCCCAAACTGCAATGTATCCGAAGAAATTAACCATATTGGTGAATTTAGTGCAACAAAATCAGATGCAACTAAACCATTTACAGATTTTATAACTAAGATGAAGACACAAATTGATGGTAATGCAAAATTAAAGAAGTTGATTGATGAGGGTGGTAAAGTTTTTATTAGTGAATTAACTGTTATGGGTGGTGCTAGTAATCATTATAATAAAAAAGCAACTGCTGCAGATGTAGAAAATGATTATAAAACACCATACGCTGGTAATATTAAACAGGATTCAGGTTATAAAGCCAATCGTGGATATGCGAAAAGTAGGGCGTTGAATTTAGTAAATGCAATGGTTAAGAAATTACCTGAAATGGGAGTTAAAGTAGCTGAGGAAGTATTAGAAAATGCCAAAAACAATATAGACGTTAAAGTTATCAACACAGGAGGTAAAAATGATAGTAGTAGTACTGCAAAAAATCCTGGTCAGATTGTTAAAATTTATATGAAAATTTGTGGTGAAGGTGGTGATCCAGATATTCTAAAGTGTTTTGAGTCTGCAACTATTAGGGTAGATTATGATAGTAATAGTCCTGATCAGACACATGTTTGTAATCATGCAGTTTATGATATTTACGCCAATGGGGTTAAATTAGAAAGAACCGATGGTGTGTCATATGCTAGTTTAAATAATGATTATAGACAATCGACAAATTTTAAACCACAAAAAATATCAAATGATGGAAACAATAAGGGTGGTGCTTATGTTTATAACGAATTTAAATTAACTATGGATGGTGTAAACAAAGAATTTTTTAATGAGGAAAATTTATATAAATATAATGGTGGTTTAGTTGTTAGTGCTAAATGTGTGAGGACAAGTCACGGTTCATGGGCAAATAACAGTGATTGTCACGAATGGGTGGGAGACATTAAATTATCGACTTCAGACGGGGTAGAAACAGTAGAAGTAGGACAAACTGATCTTTCAGGAACTGGATTAAAATTTAGTACACCTAATAATTTTGACGCGATAGTACCACTTGCAGGATTTGAGGCTTGTAAAGATTTGGCAAATAACAATGATAAACCAGTGGGGGATCAATAATTATAGTGTATCTTGATTATTGCTTTATCTAATTCACTTAATTCAGATAAATCGTTATAGTGTTCATAAAATATACTATTTTTATAATCGTATGAATCAGCTATAAGACCAAAACATTGGGTTATCTCCTCATACATCACATGTTTAGTTCTTTTTTGTGATTCAGTATTTTCTAAATTAATAAACGCTTCGGCTTGATAAATATAACCACTCCAACCAGGAACCCAATTCAAACCGTTACATAAATGATAATAATTTTTAATAGTTCTATTACCACTATATTCCATATAACCTTCACCAGAACCGAAATAAACCAATATGTCACAACCTTTTCTTTCGGAAACTAATTTCACCTCAATAGAATCTAATAATTCATTCATTGTCTTTACGTATTGAGTAATATCATTCATAATACTATCAGAAACATCTCCCACAATAAAAATATCTACATCGTGTAACCATTTTTTGGGTCTTACTCTTTTGGTTGGGTATTTAAAAGAACTCCTATAATTTGTAATTTGATAATAATAGTGTAATACTGAATCAGGATATTCGTAATTAGTTTTAACCCTTAAACGTTCTATAATAGAATCTGGATAAGTTTTCTGTGAATACCCATTTAGGGTTACTAATACTAATAATAATGTGATTAACTTTTTCATATTGTTTGATTTATACAAATATAAGAAAAATATTTTAATCTACCAAATAAAAAGATAAAAAGATTATATAACCTTAACGTCTATCTTTTCTTTTACCTTACTATATGACACCATAATAGTTTGTCCTTCTTTAATATTATCTTTTAATATTTCTTCAGATATTGGGTCTTCAATGTATTTTTGTATTGCCCTATTAAGTGGTCTAGCACCGTATTCTTCATCATAACCTATATCACTTAGGAAGTCTTTGGCGGATTTTAATATTTTCAAACCAAAACCTAATTCTTTAATACGTTGTGTTATACTAACAACTTCTAAATCTACAATCTTTTTAATTTCATCTGATTTAAGTGAATTAAATATTACCACATCATCTAGTCTATTTAAAAATTCTGGTGGGAAATGTTTCTTTAATTCTTTATTTAGAAAATTAGACTTCTCTTGATCTTTATTTTTCTCTAAACTTTTTGTACTGAAACCAACACCGCTACCGAACTCTTGTAGTTTTTTAATTCCTACATTTGATGTCATAATAACCATACAGTTTTTAAAGTTAACTTTTCTACCTAAACTATCTGTTAATTGTCCATCATCCAACAATTGTAATAAAACATTGTAGATATCTTTATGTGCTTTCTCAATCTCATCAAATAGAATTATTGAATATGGTTTTCTTCTTACTTTTTCTGTAAGTTGTCCACCTTCTTCATGACCTACATATCCCGGAGGTGCACCTACCATTCTAGATAATGCGTGTTTCTCTTGATATTCTGACATATCAATTCTTATTAGTGAATCCTCATCACCAAACATATATTGTGCAAGTTTTTTGGCTAAGTGTGTTTTACCTGTACCTGTAGGTCCTAAGAACATAAATGTACCAATAGGTTTTTTAGGGTTTCTGATACCCACTCTATTTCTTCTTAATGATTTAGCAATTTTAACTACCGCATCATTTTGTCCTATAACACTACCTTTCATTTCTTTTTCCATCCCTAACAATCTCTTACCTTCATCATTGGTAAGTCTTTTTAGTGGTATACCAGTCATAGTAGCAACTACTTCACTTACATCTTCCGGATTAATTACAGTTCTCTTTTTATCTAAACTATTTTTCCACTCTTCTTTTTTAGCGTCTAGTTTATCTATAACCTGTCTTTCCTTATCACGTAGTTTTGCTGCCTCTTCATATTTTTGACTTCTCACTACTCTATTTTTTTCCTCTTTAATGGATATGATCTCTTGCTCTAAATCACTAATAATTTTAGGTGGTTTTGCATTAACTTGAGATCTAGCACCAACCTCATCCATAATATCAATCGCTTTATCAGGAAATTCTCTATCTGTAACATAACGATCCGCCAGTTTAACACATTGAATTATAGTATCTTCTAAATAAGTAACTTTATGGTACTTTTCATATGAAGATTTTATTTTCTCTAAAATTTCTATGGTTTCATTTATTGAAGGAGGTTCAATTACTACCTGTTGAAATCTTCTTGTTAATGCACCATCTTTTTCAATATGTTCTCTAAACTCATCTAGTGTAGTTGCACCTATTATCTGTATATCTCCTCTGGATAAAGCAGGTTTTAAAACATTTGCAGCATCCATTGAACCGGATGCATTACCTGCACCCACTAAAGTATGTAATTCATCGATAAATAAAATAATATTATCTGTATCCACTAATTCATCTACCAAACCTTTTATTCGTTCTTCAAACTGACCTCTATATTTAGTACCAGCAACTAATGAAGTTAAATCTAAAGAAATTAATCTTTTATCTAATAATGTTCTTGGTGCATCACCCTCATTTATTTTTAATGCTAACCCCTCAATAACTGTAGTTTTACCAACTCCTGGATCACCAATTAAAACAGGATTATTTTTTTTCTTTCTAGACAATATTTGTGCAACTCTCTGAATTACATCATCCCTACCAATTACAGGATCAATTTTACCTTCTGACGCTTTTTTAGTTACATCCACAGAAAAGTTATCTAATATAGGTGTATTAGAATTTTTGTTTTTCTTTTTTGGTGGTCTATTACTAAACATATTTTCTTCTTCATCCATAGAATCAAAAGAATTATCGATAAGATGTTTTTTAACTGTTTTATTATATTCTTTATAATTTGCTCCCATTTTCTCCAATATTTTACTTATTTTATTTTTTTCTTTAAGTATAGATAACATTATATGTGCAGTATTAAGATATAGCTCTTTTAATTTATCACATTCTATTTCCGCTTCTGCAATAATTTTTTTAGTGTACTCAGACATAGGTAATAACGAAACATTTATAACACTATCATCTTCAGTTGGGGAATATACTATTTTCTCAACTTTACTATGAAATTTATTTATATCTACACCTAACTCTATTAGATACTTAATTGCTTCGTTATCATAATCATTAATTAGTGCAATAACTATGTGTTCAATATTTATTTCCATATCACCATATAGTTTAGCTTCCTCAATAGATTTATTTATGATTTTTTTTACTTTTGGTTGTACTTTTTTCATACTTGATTTGTTTTTTTATATAAATATCTGTATATTTGTATTAAAGATATAAAATAAATTATGAAAAGTCAATATAAATTACACCTAGGAGACACAAAAAAAATAATTTCTTCTATGATCGAAGAAAACAAAAAAGTAGATATGATATTTACATCGCCACCCTATTTTTCTATGAGAAAAAACTATAGTGGTAATGACGATGGTGAAATAGGATCAATACATGTTGATGATTACGCTGACTGGTTTTTGGAATTTACAGAATTATTTTTAAAAGTATTAAAACCCAATGGTAGTTTTTTCTTAAATATTAATGATAAAATAGATAATGGAGTAGTACATCCTGTGATTGATGAATTAAAATATAAAATGAGAAGACAGGGATGGTATATGGTTGCTAAACCGTATATATGGTTTAAGAAAAACGCTATACCAACCAATTGCAAATATAGGGCAATAGATAGATATGAATATGTGTTTCACTTTTCTAATTCTAATAAACCTAAATTTGTTGCAGATAACTGTAGAACAGAACATTCAGAAGTTACCAAAAAAAGATTCAAAAAACCAGTTACTACTATTAATTCTAGAGATGGTGTATATGATTCACAAATGAGAGAGTTAAATAAAAAAGGTTCTTTACCACACAATGTTGTAATTGCAGCATCAGAAACAAATTCAGGAATACTTCACCCTGCACCATTTAGTGTTGAATTGGCGGAATGGTTTGTTAAAATAGGTAGTAATGAAAACGATGTGGTTTTAGATCCATTCGCTGGATCATCAACAACAGGTGTATCCTCATTAAAAAACAATAGAAACTTTATTGGTATAGACTTAGTAGAATTTAATATTAATTTCGGAAGAAAAAGAATGAATCACTATTTAGAAACTGGTGAAACTTTTATCCCTAAAAATTTATTAGAGGAAAAGGGTATTGATGTAAACTATTATAAAATAAAAGGTAAACACATAAACAACCCTTAATGACAAAATGTCACAAAAATTCTATTGGCATTTATTTTGATTATATAGGTTTATAATAATAATAATTTAAAATAAAAAAAATGTATAATAGAAATTTAAACGATTTTATAAAAGAATTTATGAATGATGATTTTTTCGGTAGAAGTTATGAAATAAGTATACCAAGAATCAGAACTAATAATCTTAAAACAAGAGATTATAGTGATAACACACCATCTACTAACGTATATGAGGATGAATGGTCATATAGATATGAATTATCAACACCAGGATTTACCAAAAAGGATTTAACTATTAAAATAGAAGAAAATATTTTAGAAGTTAAAGGTGAGAGAAAAACTGAAAATAAAAAAGACAAAGGTGAATATATTTCTAAAGAATATCATACCTCTAAATTTTTTAGATCATTTAATCTACCAGAAAATGTTGTATTAGATGAAGTACACGCAAAAGTTGAAAATGGTATTACTATTTTGTTTTTACCTAAAGTAACACCAACCAAAAAGAAAAGTGGAAGTAGAACTGTAGATATCGCTTAAACTATTTAATAACTAAAAAAAATAAACCCATAACTTTACTTGTTGTGGGTTTTTTTTATATTTATAATATGAAAAAAGTAATAAACGTATTGGATATTGAATCCTCTTTAGACGGTGATCCAAATGTTAAAATAATTAATGGAAAATTGTCTGTTTTAAATATTAAACAACATGTATATAACACACCGTTGATTCCTAATTTTATAATAAATAATACAGAAAAATTAAAAATATTTAATGAGATTAATAAGGTTTATGGGAAAAAAGATAAAAACTTAAAGAAATATTTATTATTGTTTATATTTTTTGGTGTTTTTCTTGTGACTATATCACCCAAAAAAACATTTAACTTTTTTTACCTTAAAACTAAAAATAAGTATATTGAAGACTTTCAAGACGCTTTTAATTATAATATTTTTAAAATTAAAAATAAAATACTAAAAAGAATTTTTTTTATTTTTTATAGTTTTTTTATTATTTTAAGTTTTATTAAATTTTTAATGACTAAAAACCCAACTAATGATGAGTGGGGTTGGGAGGAATCTTATAATTGGACTGCAATTTATGATTCTTTAGTAAAGTATGGTTACGATAGTAACACCACATACCCAATAAGGGTGGGAAGAAATTTAAATGGATCTAACTATTTGTATTATGCAAAAGATGGTAATCATAGAACATTTTTATTAAAACAAATGTACCCTGAAGGAAAAGAAATTGAAGTATTATTTGAAAATTAAAAATTAATTTATTATATTTGAAATATGTTAAACACTGCACCAAAATTTAAAAAAATAGTTTTACTAATAAAAAGTAAAATACCATCTAGTGATATTTCCTCTAATATTAGAGTTACACACGAAGATTGTGCTATGGTAATAACTGGAGATTATGTTATTATAACGGAAGATTTTCAAGGGAATAATATAGACGATGAACATTCAGTAGTGGGAAAAATTTATGAATTAAAAGAAATAGATAGTTATAAATTATATAAAAATTAAAATATGTTATTAAATAAACACATCGATAAAGAATCAATAGAAAATTTATACGAATCTAGTAATATACTAGCATCTCGTTATAATACAATAAGTCAAAAGTTGGCGATTATATTTAAAGGTGGTAGACAATATCTTTATCATGACGTAAAAAGAACAGATTATAATGAGTTTGAGTCTGCAAACAGTCAAGGTAAAATATTAAATAGTAAAATTAAAAACTATAAGACAGAAAAGATTGAAGGTATTGTAGATACTACACCAATATTAGAACAGATAGAAAACCTTAAAAACCAATGATAGTCGCAGAAGAACAAAAAATTCTAGGTGAATTATATAATTTAGAAGAATCATTAAGTGATATTTTAATTAAACACGAAATGTACGAAGAAATTAGAAAACTTCATTTAATAATAGAAAAATTAGAATATAGAATTATTAATAAGGTAGGCACTCTTGGTATTTAGAATTTATATAAAATACAAGTATTTATATAAAAAAAGATACCAATGAAAATAAATAATTTAGAAGAACAAGAAGTTAATGATATTATTGAAAAGGAAAACATTGATTTATCCTCTTTCAGAATCAAAGAAACATTAAACCCAAAAATATTCGATAGAGAACAACAAATGTATAAAGAAATAAGAAAGAGACTGTTAATGATTGCAGATGACTTTTTTGAAACTTTGGATATTGGTTATGTAGAAATAAGTGATATAATTTTAACTGGTAGTTTAGCGAACTTTAATTGGTCTCGTTTTTCTGACGTAGATTTACATATACTTTTAGATTTTGGTGACGTAGATGAAAACGAAGAATTAGTTCGTTCATATTTTAACTCAAAGAAAAATTTATGGAATGAAAAACATAATATCACAGTAAAAGGATATGATGTAGAATTATATGTACAAGATCAAGATGAACCACATGTCGCTAGTGGAGTATATTCAGTATTATGGGACAAATGGAATGTAAAACCTGAAAGAGAAAATTTCCAAATAGATAATAAGAAAGTAAAAGAAAAAGCTAACAGTTTAATTGATACAATAAAACATTTTTTTGAACTTTATAAAGGCGGTGACTATGATAAATTAATTAGATCAATAAAAACCCTTAAAGAAAAAATTAAAAAAATGAGACAAACGGGATTAGATAGAGAAGGAGAATACTCTTACGAAAATATTACATTTAAGGTATTAAGAAGAATGGAATTTTTAGATAAGTTAAGTGAGTTAGAAACTTTGGCATATGATAAATCATTAACATTGGATGAATCAATACAATTTATAAGAAACTAAATATATACTATTTCGAGTTTTTTTATTGAATTTGTAATATTTATTAAATAAAAACATAATTATGGGAACATATTTAACAGGTGAGATATCAGTGATACATAATGCAACTACTGCAGACTTTGATAATTTTGTATATAGTGCAATCTATTTTAATGGTACTGGTCCATTTGAAATAAATGGAAACGCAGGGATAACAGGAGTAGTTGGTGAAACTTTAGAAGTTATAGTAAATGGTGATACTACTACATTATCAGGTAACAATTTTCTTCTATTAGGAAATCCAATTGCACCACAAACAAAAGTAGGTATAGGGGAATATGTGAATATTAAAAACGGTAATCCAATACAAAGCTAAAAAAAAATTAAAAAAAAAAATAAAATGAAAAATTTTGTAAATCCAAAAAAAATAAAAGGTCAAGACAAATTAGATAGAATTAAAGATCTAATGGGTAAAATGAGTACCCTAAATGAGAGCACTTCACTTTCAGAAATAGAAAATGTGAAAAAAGGTGCGAATGGAGTAATCTATGGGATAATAAGAGAAAATCATAGTTATTTTATTAAAACTACTGAAAAAACTTCTGGTACATTAGTTGCAGAAGATTTTAATTATATCGGTGGTTTACAAAACAAAAATATTGAGAAATATGGTTCTTATGCTGAAGCATTAAAACAATTGAATTTAAAATTTGATATGCTGAATGAATCTTTTGGTATTAAATCTAATACTAATTTGTTTGAGTCTGATGCGGTAGAAGTAAAAGAAGCAAATGCTAGTGGAGTTGTAGTTAAAGAAGAACCTGAAGTTATTGAAGATCAAAAAACGGTAATTAAAGTAGATGCCCCCAAGTCAGAGCCGGCACCAGTAGAAGATGAAGTAGGTGGTGAAGATCCATTTGCTGACGAAGAAGGTGGTGAAGATCCATTTGCTGATGAAGAAGGTGGAGAGGAAGAAATATCGATGGATGTAGAAGAAGAAGGTGAAGAAGATGGAGACGGATATACTAAAAAAATTCAAAAACTAACTGGTAAAATCGGTCAGATGTTAAGAGATAAAGATGAACCAGATGCGGAATTAGATAAATACGTTATTAATTCTATAGTATCTGCAATTGATTGGGAGGAAATTCCTGATGAAGATGTTGAAGACATTATTGCTAAAATTGAGGGTGAAGATGAAGAAGATGGTGAATTAGAAGGTGGTGATGAAGTAGGTGGTGAAGATCCATTTGCTGACGAAGAAGGTGGTGAAGATCCATTTGCTGACGAAGAAGGTGGTGAAGAAGAATTAGCAGAATCTGAAGAAATTAAAGAAGAAAAAGAGACAATTAATATTTCTAAAAAACAAATGGAAATGTTAAAAAAAGATGGTAAGTGTGATTGTGGTGATGTAACTCTTAAATTAGATGAATCTGATGATGAACTAGAAGAAGGAAATAAATTTAGTGGTGAATTAGCTAAAGCTAAAAAAGAAGGTAAAGATGAATTCGAAGTAGATGGTAAAACATATAAAGTAAAAGAATCTAGAAAATTTTCTAAAAAACAATTAATGGAAAATTTTTTAAAAAAAAACATTAATGAGTCTTTAAACAAAATTCTTAAAGAGAATGAATTAGTTTGTGAAGTATGTGGTGAAATGCATGAAGGTGATTGTCATGTCGATGAAGATCTAGATATTACAAATCAAACTTCAGAATTAGCGGGTGACGATGTAGGTGTAGTACACGAAGAAAATATGTCTGTAGTAGATGCAATTGCTACAGGACAAAATTACTTACAAGCGTCTGGAGATTTAGATAGAGATGGTGATCAAATACCAAATAGATTAGATATGGATAGTAATATGGATGGTGACTTAGATCACCCAACTTTTGATGATGAGGAATTTATAGAAATAGATTTTGATTCATTAATGGGTAATTCACCAGCACCAACTAAAGAACCAGGAATTGCGCCACCATCAACTAGACCGGGTAAAAAGAAACCAAGATGGAAAAAAATACCTAGACCAGAAGTTAACCCAAAACCAAAGGCAACAGATAGAAGAAAATTTCATTTAGGTAGAAAAGGTATGTATAGATAAAATGAACTTAGTTTATATAAATAAGGTTGGACAAAATTGGAAAGGGAACTTCATATATGAATTTCTCTTTTCTGATATTATAACCGATATAGACGGTGAGGGATGGGATGCGTATCCCGCATCGGGAAATCCTGAATCACCAGAAGAAAAATTTATAAAAAAAACAGGTTCATTAACGAGTGAATTAAAATTAGATGTTATACAAGAATCTGATTCATTTGCTATGTGGGATGCCGTAGATGGTATTATAGCAATGGCTTGGGAAAACTTAGAGGGATATGATGAATATCCTGAAAAAAGATTATTCTTTGAGTTTGGTGAAGAAATAGACTCAGTAGAATCTAAATTATATGAAAAAGATATGGTACTATCTTATAACAATGAATTAATAAATGGATAAAATGAAAAAAGTAAGAATTTACGAATCAGAAATTAAAAGGGCAGTTAGAAGAAAATTGATGGAAAATATTTTAGATGAAGAAGAACAAATGACTGTATATGAAAAAGGTTCTAATCCTGATCTAGAACAAATGGAAAAAGGGGAACAGTTTGGTGTTAAAGATAACGAAGGTACTATACGTACTTTTACTGCAAATGAATCTGAAGAGATGACTGAAGAGTTTGAAATGAAAGATACATATAGTAGAAAAAATTATAGACAATCTCCTAGAGAAAGAGATATTGAGGGGGTATTCGGACAATATGGTGAAGAAATCCCACCATCAGTATTAAGATATATGAGAAAAAATCCAGAGAAGATAGTTAAAAGATTATATGATATATATGGACAACAAATGTTTGATTATATATCACCTAACTTACCTGATAACCCACAATACGAAGTTAGTATTGAGGATATCGTTAGAGAGAACCTAAGAAAATAATTTTTATACTTTATTCAGATGAAAACAGTAGATAAATATACCAAACCAAAAATGAAGAAAAAGGATTTAATAGAATACATTAAATTCAAAAAAGATGGTGGGTATAAAAAATACAAAAAATCTGATTTACTAGGTGAAGCACGAAGAGATCAATATGATTTTCCTAGATTTACCAATGAATTAAGTGGTCCAGAAGTTAAAATGTTAATTAAGTATTTAGAGAAAATTAAAGATAGTGGATTAACTAATATGTTTGGTGCACATCCTATCTTAAATTGGGCTAAAGATGATTTACATAGATGGTTATATGGTATGAGAAAAGATTTAGATTCTTTAGAACAACAAAAAGAAGATTTAGAGTACGATATAGAAAATGAAGGTGAAGATAGGGGTATATATGAATCAGAATTAGATTCATTAGAAGAACAAATAGAGATTATAAAATATTTATTAGATAATAAAAGAGAAGTAAGAGACATATTAATAAGGGGAGCATTAAAAAGGATTGATAATACTGATGGAAATCATGAAACTAGAAATGTACAAAAAGTGTTTGAGAGAATGGCGAAAGATGCTTGGGTTATGTGGACTTCATTATATAGTATAGGTTAAAACAAAATAAATGAAAAAGGTAAAAATTAAAATAGACTTAGATAAAATTACTAAAAAAGTAATTAAAGAACACCAAATGTTAAAAGGTGAGTTAAAAAGAATTGAAAAACTTAATGAAGGTATAGAATATGACCCTAATCACCCAGAAAGAATGAATCCTAATTTAGAAGATAAATTAAGAAGTGGTGAACATACCTTTGGTAGAAATAAGGGTTTACCTGCGACAGGTACTAATCAAAACTTTTCAGAAAAATTAGCAAGTTCTCGTTTTAAAGATATTATTAATAAAGTCAAAAGGTATCACGGTATTCAACAAATCGATCCTCAAATGATGATGCAGATGATGATGATTATGCAACAAGTTGCACAAATAGAGTCACAACACAAAGATGCATTAGAAAGATTAGCAGTAGAAATTGTAAGTGAGGAATTTGATATTCCAGATGATATGTTAGATGCGGAATTATTACCTCCGGGTTCACCATTAGATTTAGATCAAGATGAAGGTGGGGAAGAAGAAGAACAGGAAGAGTTTCAGTCTAAGAGTGCTGAACGAATGGAGGAATTAGAAATTGAGGTAGATAAAAGAAATGTAATTAATGCATTAATGCAGGGAGCAGCCAAAAAAGGACACTATATCTTCCATATGGTTGCAGATGAGTTAGACAGTATTGATCCTAGATTAATGAGTTTATATGGTAAACTAATGTCTTTAGCTGATTTCCAATATTGGGTAATACCTGATCAAGCAATGGGTGGACAAATAGGTGGAACAGAAAAAATTAAATGGGAAAAACCTAAAGATGAAGAAGGTAATGAACAAGAGGATGAAGAAGAAGAACCAGTGGTAGAAGCTAAAGCTTGGATATTCCCATTATTAGTACATGAACTTATTAAAGGTGCTATGGAATTAGCCGCATCCAATTGGGGGGAAGGTCATTTAGATTTTGAAGAACAGAAACATGTTATTGATAGAGCGGACACAATAGAGAATGAAATATGGGGAATGAGATTAGGTCCAGGTATGTGGGAAAAATTTGTAGCTTGTATAGATGATGATGATTACAAATTAAAACAATGGTTCTTTCATGAACTTACTAAGTTACCGGCACAACAATTTCATACCTTTATGAAAGAGATATTGTCTAATAGTGCAAAATGTAAAGAAGTGATTGCACACTTAAAAGAACTACACTTAGCAGACGAAGATGAAGAATTAGATGATTTAATTATTGGTGATGAAGGTAACTTTGAGGATGGTTTAGATGACTTAATGGTTGACGCAGGTGTTGCACCACCACAAGATGAACCAAGTGAAGAAGTAGATGTAGAAGTTGATTATAGTGAAATGTCACCTAGAGAAATACAAGATCTTATAGATGATGCATTAGATGCGGGTGATTTTGATACCGTAGGTATGTTATCTAAGTATTTATAAAATTATAAAAAAATAATATATCCCACTTAGGTGGGATTTTTTTTGCTCTTTCGTAATATTTATTAATAAAACATTGCGATGAAAATTAAATTAACAGAATCACAACTGAAAAGAGTTTTAAATGAAATGCGTTTTGATGGTAAATCTACCGGTTTATTTTCAGAAGAAGAACATATAGACGAAGGTAGAAAGAAAAGAAGAAAAAAACGTAAATCAAGAAAACGTAAATCTACAAGAAGTAAATCTAAGAAAAAGAAAAATACATTATGCGCTAGAGGTAAGAGTGCTGCTAAGGCTAAGTTTGATGTTTACCCATCTGCTTATGCTAACGGGTATGCAGTTCAAGTGTGTAAAGGTAAAATAAAAGGTTTAGATGGTACTAAAAAATGTAGTGGAAGTTACTGTAGAGGAAAAAAAAATGAATCTTACGAAATAGGTGAGGTAGAAGTTGTAGAAAGGTTAGACGAAGATTTAGCCGTATGGTTCGGTACAAAAAAAAAGAAAAAAGGGGGTAAACAACCACAAGGACCATGGGTAAACATATGTAGAAAAAAGAAAGGTGGTGGACACCCTACATGTGGGAGAAGTGATTCAGATAAAGGAGGTTATCCCGTATGTAGAGCAAAAAGTGTTGCGGCTAATATGTCACAATCTGCAAAAGATTCAGCATGTAGACGTAAAAGAGAAAAAGAAAAGAATGATGGTAAATCGGGTAAAGGACAATCCCCTAGCCCAATTAAAGTAAAAAATTACAAACCAAGAAAAAGAAAAACTTCTAAGAGAAAATCTAAAAAGAATGAATCAGTAAACATCAACAGAATGATGATTACTGAAAACAGAACAATTGTTAGTGAAGGATTAAGATATCATTTAGATAATCAAATACCTTTATCAGAAAACATTTATAGATACGGTAGTGAATCTTTTTTTAATTTAATTAATGAAGTAAGAAAATTACATAGTAGTAATAAAGTTAATTTATCTTATTTAGATGAAGAATTACTTAAAACAGATATTGGTAGGAAAGCAGTATTTGAGGGTAAAGAAGTTTGGTTAGATATCCCAATGGAAGACAATGAAATTTTAACTGAAGCAAAATTTAGAGGTAAGACAGTAAAGACTAATTCTCCACAAAGAAGTTCTTCTGGTGGTAAAGCATATAGAGTATATGTAAGTGGATGTGTTAATAAAACCAAATCCAACCCATCTGGAGTAAAACAAATTAGATTTGGTTCTGGTGGATTAAAGGCTAAGTTAAGTAATAAAGATGCTAAGAAATCTTACAACGCTAGACACGGTTGTTCTAAAGGTAGACATAACGATAAATGTAAGGCAGGATATTGGTCTTGTAGGTTACCAAGATACGCCAAGAAATTAGGTTTATCTGGTGGTGGAACATGGTGGTAAAAAAAAAGATATGAAAAAGATAAAATTAACAGAAAAAGATTTATTGAGGATAGTTAAGGAAACTATCAAAGAAGATAGGAAAACTGAAAATTATATGTTTTTTAGTAATCTTAAACAAATGAGAAGACAGATTGATATGATGTTGGAAAATTTAAATCCTCATTGGGTAGATTCAACATTGGCAGATGGGCACGACTGGGCAGATGATAAGATAAGTGAATCTAAAACAAATATTGATAGTGTATTCGATTTCTTCATGAATAAAAAAGAAGAGTAATGAGTTTACCATTTAAAGAAAAGTTAGAAAATGGATATCACATTAGAACATTCTCTAATGAAACTGATAGTGGTGAATTAGTGTGGCATAGAGACAAAGAAGATAGAATTGTAGAATCTATAGGTGACACTAACTGGATGATTCAATTAGACAACGAAATACCTAAACCTTTAACTGAAAGAACATTTATACCTAAAGAGGTATATCATAGAGTAATAAAAGGGGATGGAGATTTAAAAGTAAGAATTAAAAAACTATGAATTTAAACTTCCAACATATAATTAACGAAAGTACTGAGGATAATCCTAAAATAGAAAACATGATGTTTCGTCTGTTTAATAGGGAGTTTTTTCCTATGTGGAGAGATAATGATAGTAACCCACATAGAACCGGTTTTAGATATGATAATCTTGGACAGGTATTAAATGTTTTTGTAGAAATGGTGTCATTAGACTATGAAGTTATTTTATATTTTTTCATAAAATGGACATTAGACCCTAATTCTAAATGGAATGAGGAAGATGGTGGTAACTTATTTAGTGAGTTTCAGGTAGATGAGGTAAGTGGTTGGTATGGAGCAAAAAGTACAAACATATATAGTATATTAAAAAAGTTAGATTTTTTTAATAAAAGTTTTAAGACAGGAAAAACTGATGAGGATGGCAATCCAATAAAACTTAATTATTATGATACTATGTCATTTAACGACACCGAAGGATTATACCCTAATATGGTATTATCTGTTGATGGATGGGATGAGTTCGCAGAATTATTTAAGGATAGGGATTTGGCGGAAGAGGCATTTAGTGAAGATCATAGTGATTTCTTTTCTTATTACGATACCCCAATGGATGAGATAGTCTCAGATATGACAGGAAAGGCAATGGATAGTGTAATAGAATCTATACCTGCATATACAGACAAAATTATGATGGGTGGTGCAGGATTAGAAGAGTTATATGAATTGGGTATCCCTGAAGAGGTTTTAGGTGATGATGGGGATTTCTTAGATATTAACCCAACTTTTATAAATACATTAAGAACACAGATAAAAAATAATGAAGTAGATGGGGAAGTTGTTTTAGATTTTTTATTAGATCATAGAGAATTATATGAATTAGTGAGAGATATTAGAAGTGCATATGAAAGAACAATGAATGATGTGGTAGAATCGGATGTAAGAAATCGAGGAATAGAAGAAATTACTGAGTTATTTGGTGGTAAACCAGATTGGGTACAAAATACTAAGAGTGAAAATACTAATAGGTATGATTTAAAAGTACCAATTCCTACTGAATTAATAGATAGGGTAATTGAACATTATATTGATGTTGAAACCGCTTTTGTTGAGGAACAAGAATCATACTTTTTAGATGCGGTTGCAAGGATGTTAGATGAGGAATATGAAAAATTATCCTTACCTAATTTAGATTACTACTATCCTGATACTACAAAGGCGAAAGAGTGGTTTGAAGAAAGTTTATATAATTATTTAGAAATGAGTGCGTAATACTATGAAAATTAAATTAACAGAGGAACAATATCGTAAGTTTGTATCGGAAGATACTAACCGCACTAACTTTATGAATAAAGTCTATAAAGAAATTGAAGGTCATGATTTTGAACATGTTTGGGATTTAATAGTAAATGTATATGGGTTTACTGTAGATGAAATTATAGAAGATGAGATGTTATATCACTTATTAGGTTATAAAATGTTAGATAGAGTACGAAATTCGGGTTACTTAGGTTTTAATCCTAGACCTTATAGAAGGTATATGAATGCGATTGCAGAAAAACTTAGTGATGAAGTATTTGAATCCAATATCCCATCCCCACAGATGGCAATAGAACTGAAGCAAATACTTTATCTATTTGATGATACAGTTGCAAGAGATGAAACTGTAGAAAGAATATTAAATACTGTAGATTCAGCATTAGAGTATTTTTTTGAACATAACTCACCTAAAAAAGCAATACAATTAGCATCACTTTTATATAAAAAAATAAGAGGTGGAGGTATTGTTTTTGATAGAGATGTTATAAATAAAATTAGAAATTTTGCAGAAAGACAAGGACTAATACTATTCCCTAAAACTGCGGGACTAACTTTTGAGAAAAAGGATGGTATGATACAGTCACTAATAAATTACATTCAAGATAAACCTAAGAAAACTAAAGAAGGATTTTTAAAATATATAAATTCTAGAGGTAGATCATCAGGACAACACTCAACATTTTTTAGAGCGGCAGTACATGCGGGTATTATTAAAAAAGTTAGGGATGGTAGAACAATCACTTACGAATTAGGTCCCAATTACGAAGCGTGGAAAAACGGTAATTTAGTTGCGTTTTAACGATTTATTTACATTTTGATATTTATTAATAAACTTATCTTATGGATAGAGGTGAAAAATTAAAATTATATGCGAAGTGTTTAGGTGATCCGATATATGCAATAGAAACATTTCTTAAAACTTATGACTTAACTCAAAAAGGGTTCGTTCCTTTTAAACTATTTCATAAACAAAAAGAAATAATTAGTTCATACGAAAAATACAATCGTAATATTGTAACTAAACCTAGACAGGCTGGTGTATCAACTACCACTGCAGCATATATTGCGGCAAAGATTGCATTTGGTGATCCTAATAATCCATGGAAAGTACTAGTATTAGCAAATAAACAAACATTAGCACAAGAGTTCCTTAAAAAAATAAAAGATTTTCTAGATCAAATACCATCATGGGTATGGGGAATAGATGAAGATGAATCTTATTTATCTATTGAATCTAAGGGACATATTAAAACTAAAGACACTCAATGTGAAGTAAAAGCGTTAGCAACCTCTAAAGATGCATTAAGGGGGTATACACCAACATTTTTAGTTATGGATGAAGCGGCATTTATCGATAAAGGAGCAGAAGTATTTGGTGCCGCACTAACTTCGTTAGGTACAGGTGGTAAAGTAACTTTAATTTCAACACCTAACGGACAAGATGCATTATACTATAAAACTTATGATGGTGCTAAACAAGGCGATAATAACTTCAATATAATCGAAATGAGGTGGCATGAAGATATTAGATATAATAGGGGTTTAAAATGGTTAAGAGGTGAAGACGAAGTTATTGAATGTGAAACGGTAGGTAGAGAAACATTGAGATGGGAATACAGTGGTAAAACATATGAAACTAATAGTATTGATATAAGCGACTATAATGTAATGGTAAAAGATGGGTGGAAAGGTTCTTCTCCGTGGTATGAAGAAATGTGTAGAGATATGAATGGGGACAAAAAACAAATAGCACAGGAATTAGACGTATCCTTTGTTTCTTCAGGAGGTAATGTAATAGATGAAGAATACATAGAGTTTCAAGAAAAAAATAATGTACAAGAACCAAAATATAAGGCAGAGATGGAAAAATCTATGTGGATATGGAAAGAACCTGAAGAAGGACATAAATATATTATGGGTGTAGATGTTTCTAGAGGAGATGGGAAAGATAGTTCTACTATTGTAATATTAGATTTTGAAAACTTAGAACAAGTTGCAGAATTTAAGTATAAATTACCTCCAGATCTATTGGCAGAAATAGTTTATAAGTATGGTAATTTATATAATGCATATACTGTTGTAGATATTACAGGTGGTATGGGAGTTTCTACTGTAATGAAATTATTAGAGATGGGGTATGAACATTTACATTATGATGATCCTAAAAGTAGAAAATTAAGTGAAAAATATGTTAAAACATTATATAAACAAGGTGATAAAGTACCTGGTTTTAATGTTGGTAGTAGTAGATTACAAATGGTTAGTGATTTAGAAGAACACATAAGAGAAAATAAAACAATAATTCGTTCTGTTAGGTTAATATCGGAATTAAAAACTTTTGTTTATAGAAATGGTAGACCTGATCATATGGATGGATATCATGATGATATCATTATGGCATTGGCAATGCCATTATTCGTAGTTCAAACAACTTTTAAAAAACTAAAACAGGCAGAAAATCAAACAAGGGCAATGTTAGATAGTTGGACAACTGTTAGTAATAGTAGTAATAAAATTACCCCTAAACCTATTCATACTAACCCATTTTATAGTAATACGCCCACTTATCATCCTAAACAAAACCATAATAATACAGATAGTGGTGATTATAATTGGTTATTTGGTATAAAGTAACATTTAGTTTTTACCAGATATTTATTATAATAGTAAAAGATAATATATAAAAATGGCAAAAAAAACAATATTTCAACAATTAGGTGACTTATTTGGTCCGGAAAGAAAACAGACTACTAATAAATCTAGATATTCTTTAAATGATAAAGAATTATTAAAAACTAAATCACAAGAAGAATATAACTATGAGTTATTACAAAAACAACAAGACGCTTATTTATCTAATCAATGGAAGAAGGTTGATAACGAAATATATCAACATTCTATTTATTACGAAACTACGAGATTAGCTTCTTATGCTGATTTTGAAGGTATGGAATTTTTTCCTGAAATTGCGGCAGCATTAGATATTTTTATGGAAGAATCTACTACACCTAATGGTGAAGGGAGAATATTAAATATATTCTCTGAAAGTAAAAGAGTAAGAAGAATATTACAAGATTTATTTTTTAACAGATTAGATATACACACTAATTTACCTATGTGGGTAAGAAATACATGTAAATATGGTGATAATTTTTTATATATGTCGATAGATAGTGAAAATGGAGTACAAAGTGTAAAACAATTACCTAATATTGAAATTACGAGAAAAGAAAATGATGGTTTTGGTGAAAATGCAAATACTAGTAGTGATGATAAGTTTAACCCTGTTAAGTTTGTTTGGGGACAAAAAGATATGGAATTTAATGCGTGGCAAGTTGCCCATTTTAGGTTATTGGGAGATGATAGAAGATTACCTTATGGAACATCAATTTTAGAAAAGGCAAGAAGAATATGGAAACAATTACTTCTTTCTGAGGATGCAATGTTAATATATAGAGTTACTAGAGCACCTGAAAGAAGAATATTTAAAATATTTGTTGGTAATATAGATGAGAAAGATGTTCCTGCATATGTTAATAAAATTGCAGATAACTTCAAAAGAAGCCCGGTAATTGATCAACAAACCGGTCAAATAGATACACGTTACAATCAAATGGCACAAGATCAAGATTACTTTGTACCAGTTAGAGATCCCAACGCCCCTAGTCCAATAGATACTCTTCCAGGCGCAACTAACCTTTCAGAAATTGCGGATATACAGTTTTTACAAAAGAAATTATTTACTGCCCTTAGAGTACCTAAACCATTTTTAGGTTTTGAGGAGGTTGCAGGTGAAGGTAAAAACTTAGCTTTACAGGATATTAGATTCGCTAGAACAATCAATAGAGTTCAACAAGCAATTATACAAGAATTAAATAAAATTGCAATTATACATTTATATATCTTAGGATTAGAAGACGATTTAGAAAATTTCACTTTAACACTTAATAATCCTTCTACACAGGCTGAGATGTTGAAGATAGAACAGAATCAGCTCAAAGTAACTCTTTATAAAGATGCAGTATCTGATGCAGGTAATGGTTTTGGTGCGTATTCTATGACTAGAGCTAAAAGAGATATTTTAGGGATGTCTGAAGAAGAAATTAGAGTCGATTTAGAACAACAAAGAATGGAAAAAGCTGCAAGTGCAGAAATGGAACAAACCTCAACAATAATTAAGAAAACTGGTTTATTCGATAGAGTAGATACCTTATATGGTGATCCTTTAGGTATGAGCAATGGTGATGCAGGTGGAGACGCAGGTGGAGACGCAGGTGGTGATGCAGGTGGAGACGCAGGTGGAGACGCAGGTGGATTTGGTGATATTGGAGGTGGATTTGGTGATATTGGAGGTGCAGCAGATAGTGCAGCAGATAGTGCAGCAGATAGTGCAGCAGGTGGTGAGGCAACTGAAGCGGAAGCAGGTGCGGCAACAGAGTCCACAGAAAAAAAGGAAAATTTACTTTTAGAACAAGAAAAAAATAAATTAAATGAAAAAACTAAAAAATATCAAAATCTATATTTAAAAAGATTAATAGAAAGTATAGATTCAGATGATAGAGTTTTTAAAGTGGAGGGTATAGATGAAGAGGTAGATACTATAAACTCTAAAATAAGTAAAATGTCTGCAGATATAGATAATATTTTAAAGGAAGAAGAAAAATAAACTTTTTATCTTATTCTAATATTTATTAATAAACAATACTATGAATAACTTTGGAAACATAAAAGATACTTTTAATGATATTTTAACAGAATCATTATTAAATAAAGATAAAAAAGGTAAAAAACTTTTTTCCCAATATCTTAACATATTAAAAGAAGATAATAATTTAAGAAACGAATATCTTATATTTAAAAATTTGACATCTGTTAAATTTAAAAACGAAACAGATGCGATACATTTTATCAATGAGAATATTGAATTATTAAAAAATAATGATTCATCACAAGGGCTTAAAAAGTTAAAGTCGTTGTTAAAAGGTAAAAATATAAATGTAAGTAATTCTGAGTTATATGAACACATAAATACCTTAAGAAATACTGAAAAAACACCTGAAACTTTAATTAAATTACAAAAATCATTAAATTATTTAAGTGAGAATATGTTAAAAGAAGTTGTTGTAGAAAAAAATGAGTTTGACACAGTAGATGTACCACCAAGTGTACTAACGAAAATGGCGACAAATAGATTTAATTTAAAATATCAAGATATTACTGAGGGAGAAAAAGAAATCATTAAAACTATATTAAATGGGAATGATGAAGATAAAAAAGAAGTTTATAATAACTTAAAAACTGAATGTATCGATATCATAGATAAAAAACTAAATGAAAATGTTGATCTGGACATCAAAGATAAGTTACTCAAAGTCAAAGATAAATTATTAAGGATGACTTATAGTTCAGATGAATATGTTAAGGACATAAATAATGTTTATGAACTTAAAAATTCAGTGGCCACTGAGGAATAACAAAAAATAAATTTATATTATGGAAGAAATTTTTAATAAAGTAAAAGGTTTTTTCGCGGGTATTACTGACCTATTAATGACATTTTTAAGTGTCGGTATCTTAGTACAAGTACTTTTTGGAGGTGCGGTATTTGGGATGGATGTAGTAGGTAACGTTACTAATCTAATTGAATCTTTAGGTAATTCTGGTTTTGTTGGACTATTAGCAGTTGTAGTATTAGTGAATATCTTAAATAAAAAATAACAACATAATTAATAACTAAATATTAACCCACACTTAAGTTGTGGGTTTTTTTATGCGGTTATCTGCGATTTGACATATAGACATAAAATGATTATCTTTATATAAAAATAATATATAAATAAAGTAATTATGAATGAAACGAGGAAAAGAATTAAAATTAAATTTAAACCCAAATTACAAAATAAAATTGGGTACGGTAGATAATAAAAATCCAAAAACAATATATATAAATTTAACCGCTTGGGGTCAATTAAAAAAATATGATATAGATTTAAATTACGATAATGTCATTAATAAGTTAAGAACAAAAATTAAACATAAAATTAATAGTTATAATGTAGATGCATTTCATAATGGTAAATATATAGTAGATTTAGATATGAGATCTTCAGGTATTAAACCTACTAAAAGAAGTTTTATGTCTTGTGAAATCACACTATTCCAAAGAAATATAACACCAGTTAATAATCCCACTTTAGTACATACAACTTCAGAATTAATAAATGATGTAATTAAAAATTGTTTAGATAAGAGTGAACATTTCACTTTTTATAAAACTAAAAATTAAAGTTTTTTATAATAAAGATATATTTATTACTAAAGAATATCGTTATTATGGAAATATTAAAAAACAATGACTTAAATAAAAAAGGTATACTAGTAGAATATGATGCTGGTTATATATCACCTAAAGATAACAGACACTTTATTAACGAAATAAATAAACTAACTAAAGGAGAGCAGATTATTGAAGATCCTTTAGTTGTTTATGCAGTTATGCAAAAATATGGTGTTGAGAATAGAAACGGTAGAGTATATCCTGAAGATATTCTAAAAAGAGAGGGTGAAAATTATACAAAACTAATAAAAGAAAAAAGAGCAATGGGTGAAGCGGATCATCCAGAATCTTCTATAGTAGCAATAAGTAGGATATCCCACAATGTCATAGATTTATGGTGGGAAGGAAATGTAATGATGGGGAAATTAGAAATAATTATGTCACCAGGATTTATAACACAAGGAATTATTTCATGCGAAGGAGACCAAGTGGCGAATTTATTACGTAAAGGTTTAAAGATTGGTGTATCATCTAGAGGTGTAGGTTCACTAAAAAAAGAAAGCGGCAAAAACGTAGTACAAGATGACTTCGAATTAATTTGTTGGGACGTTGTTACGTCCCCGTCAACTCCCGGTTCTTGGATATATAATGAAGAGCCTAGTAGAGAACAACAAATGTCAGAATCTAAAAAATCTGATAAGACTTTATTAGTAGACGGATTAAATAATTTTTTGTCTGATTAATTTCATAATAAAGTAACACTTTTATCATTTTTTGCATATTTATAAAAAAAACAGCGCACTTAGTGCCTGCATTTTTTATTATAATAACAAAATGTAAAAAAAATAAAATTTACAATGGCGACAAAAAGAAAATCAATCATCGAAGAGGCTTTGTTAGAAGCAAAGTCTTTAGAGGATGCCTTAAAAGCCAACACGAAAGAAATGCTTGCCGCTCATATGAAGCAAGAAATTGAGAACATCGTAGAGTCATCTTTAAAAGAACAAGATGAAGAAGAAATTGAAATCGATGTGGAAGGATCCGATGAAGAAATGGAAGAAATGCCAGCGTTAGAAGCTGGAGACGATTCAGAAGGGGATGCTGATGAAGCAGACTCAGAAGAGTCAGAATTAATGGATTTAGATGTCGATCTTGACGCTTTAGCGGGAGACGATGATGAAGATGTTGAATTAGATGTTGTTGAATTACCCTCAGATCTAGATATGGGTGATGAAGAAGAATTAGATTTAACTGGTGCATCAGACGAAGAAGTAATCGCAGTATTTAAGAAAATGAGCGATGAAGACGAAGTTGAGGTTGTTAAAGACACAGAAGGAATCCACTTAACAGATAACGAAACCGGTGCAGAATACTACATTAAAGAAGGTGACGAACATTATGAAGAATCTTACGACAAAATGGATGAAGAGAAAGATTGTATGAAAGAGGAAGCAGGATGTGGAAAACGTTACGAAGAAGGACATGATCATATGGACGAAGAAGTAATGTATGAGATCGAACTAGATGAAATGGATGACATGGAAGAAGGTTATGACATGGAAGAAGGTTATGATATGGAAGAAGGTTATGATATGGAAGAAGGTCACGATATGGAAGAAGGTCACGATATGGAAGAAGGTCACGATATGGAAGAAACTTTAGATTTAGATGAAGAAGAAACTATCGAAGAAGATAAACTTAAAAGACACCAATCTAATGGATATAATAAATATCATGGTGCCAAAGCAGGATCAGATCAAGTATCAGAATCTAAAAGAAGAACACCTAAAAATGTAAAAAAAGTAACGGAATCAAAAATTATGAAAGAATACAAAGAGTTAAAATCCAAAAACGAAGAGTATAAAGGAGCACTTAAAGTATTCAAGAATAAATTAAACGAAGTTGCTTTATTCAATACAAATTTAGCATACGTTAATAGATTATTTACTGAACATTCTACTACTAAATCAGAAAAGATGGAAATCTTAAAAAGATTTGATAGTGCGGAATCGATTAAAGAATCTAAAACTATCTATAAATCAGTAAAAAGTGAATTAGATTCTAAATCACCAATTACTGAATCTGTTGAGAATAAGGTTAACAAGACTGTTAAGTCTTCTAAATCGGATTTGAATGAATCTACGGCATACGTAGATCCACAAATAACTGCGATTAAAGATTTGATGAAAAGAATATCATAAAAATAACAAATAACAAAAAAATAAAAAACTCAAAACATGGGACATTTATTAAATTCAGGTGAAGTTGGAAATATCGGACTTGAACACTTGAAACAAATCAGATCTAAAACTATCGGAAAATGGGATTCATTAGGATTCTTAGATGGTTTAAAAGGTCACGTAAAAGAGAACATCGCTCAGTTATACGAAAACCAAGCTTCTTCATTATTAAATGAGGCTACTGATGCAAATTCATCAGGTTCTTTCGAAACTGTAGTTTTCCCTATCGTAAGAAGGGTATTCTCAAAATTATTGGCTAACGATATCGTATCGGTACAAGCGATGAACATGCCAATTGGAAAATTATTTTATTTCGTACCAAAAACTTCTGGAAGAAATCATGCTCCACTTAACGGACCAGCACTTCCAGGTCAAGAATGTGTGTTCAGTGCATGTGCAGGAACACAACAATCAGAGTTCTTAGAAAAATCATTATATGATGTATTCTATAACGATGGTATGTTTGATGCATCTAAAGGTACTGCTACACAAGTTCCTTATTCAACTACTAACCCAGTTATTGTAAGTGCTAACGGACAAACTGTTGCTACTGCATACGCAGATCAACCAGTTGCTGCTGATGGTTCAATCAGAAGCCTTACAATGTGTGTTACTGGATTTACTTCAACAGGTGCTGGAAGATTAACAGGTCCTGATGGAAACGAAATGGATACGGAATCTTTCTTATCTTCATTAACAGTTATTGCTGATGATAATGTTGAAAACCCAGCAGGTGATATAGTTATTGCAGCGGGTGAGTCAATTCCATTTACCTTAACTGCACAAAAATACGGTAGAGGTATCGTTGATTACGGTGACATTTGTACTCCTGATGGATGTTTAATGATTACTGTTGATTTAACATCTCCTAACTGTGTTGACTGTAATGGAAGTTCTTTTGATGGTTACATCGGTGCTAAAAACGGTACTGAAACCACAGATTTAAATTTCTCTGCAGCATGGATGAGATACGAATCTTTAGAATTCGCAACTGAAATGGGAGAAGTTTCTTTCGAACTTGACGAAGTAGTTGTTTCTGTAACGGAAAGAAAATTAAGAGCAACTTGGTCTCCTGAACTAGCACAAGATGTTAGTGCATTCCATAACATTGATGCTGAAGCTGAATTAACGGCTTTATTATCTGAGCAAGTAGCAGCTGAAATCGATAGGGAAATTCTTAGAGATTTAAGAACTGGTTCAGCTTGGTCATTAAGATGGGATTATAACGGATGGAAAAGAGCTGCTGCAGGTGGTGGATTCAACGCTTATACACAAAAAGAGTGGAATCAAACGTTAATTACTAAAATTAACCAATTATCTGCACAAATCCATAAATCAACTCTAAGAGGTGGTGCTAACTTTATCGTAGTTTCTTCTGAAGCTTCAGCGATATTTGATGATTTAGAATACTTCCACGTATCTAACGCAGCACCTGAGCAAGATCAATACAATATGGGTATTGAGAAAGTAGGTTCATTAGGAGGAAGATACACTGTATATAGAGATCCTTACGCACCAGCTAACTCAATCATTGTTGGACATAAAGGGAAGTCATTATTGGATACTGGGTACATTTACGCACCTTACGTACCATTACAATTGACTCCAACGTTACAAAACCCATTCAACTTTGCACCAACTAAGGGTATCATGACTAGATACGCTAAGAAAATGGTTAATAACCGTTTCTATGGTACAGTAACAATTGATGGAGTTGTAACATTTGATACTAACTTATTAAGATAATAATTAGTTATACAATTCAATTATTAAAAGGGTGGAATTATTTCTACCCTTTTTTTTTGTTTTAAAAGATATTTATTAGTATATTAGCACACTATGAGAATTAAAAAGAAAAATATATTATTAGAATCCCTTTTAATTGATATAATTGGTGAATTTACACCACAAGAAAAGAAAATATTATCAGTATTACACAATAAATTTGGTATGGGATCTGGTAAAATAGAAAAATCTTGGAATTTTGATAAGTGGGCAGCAGCTGCATTTTTAATTGAGGAGTTTGAGTTACCGTATGATATAGCACATGATTTAGCATCTACGTACTTTTGGAATGGTGAAAAATTGTTTAATGAGTTTGAACCACTTAGGAAAAAAAATAATAGAAGTGACTTATTTATGAATCACGCATTTAGAGATATACTAGATGACTACATTGAGTCAAACAAAACTGAAGATAATAATTTTTATCTAACAAATCCCGTAGAATATAACGTTAAAACTCAAAATGAAAGTGAGGTACTTCCCGGCATTATATATCAAAGTTTTCCACCAAGAAGTTATAAAGAATTGGAGGAGTCTAGAAAAGAAGCAAATGAAGTAAAATTATCTGTAAGACCTATGGTTTGGTCTACCTATAACGGTGTTATGTTATATATCCAACCTAGTCAAGAAGATATTATAGAACCAAAGGATATAGAGACTACTAGTTGGGATACGATGCGTAATATGGGTCTAACTGCTGCAATACGATTAGATTATTATAAAGATGAAGATGAAAAATCTCAAAATTATCTTCAAGGTAAATGTGAATATAAATTTGGGCATGAGTATAAAGATGAGGGTATAATATGGAATGAGGACATAAAATTACCTGAAGTTTTATCTAAGGAAAAGGTTCATGAATTTATAGATATGTTACTAGAAAGATTACGTTCTACACTTAATGGAATGACGTTTATTTATGGTAAAGGTGTAAAAGACGACTAAATGACGTAAATTCTGTCTTATATGTATATACATATAAGACTGTTAAAAACCCCCTAAAATAGACTAAAATCAGTGTAAATCGTCAACTTGATTGACAATATTGAACTCCATTTGATTGGTGTACGTCTTAACTTCTTGATTTGATGTTAATTTTATATCGATATAGTATCTATTTGGTATCATCCATGAAGTATCTAATAAAAAGTAATTTTTAAGATATGCCATATTTACATCTTGCCAATCTATAACATTCACTTGTGTATTACCTTCTCTTACCCATAATCTATATTGTAAATTATCTATCACTTCACTTTCATTGATAGTGTAAGGTATTCTAGCGGATACCATAACTTTTCTTATATCACCCCTTTTAATTTTTTCATCTCTTCTAATACCACTGATTGACATCACATATTCTACAGGTAATGATTCACTAGTACCTATTTGGTAATACTCAGTATCGGATTTAATTTCAAAATCTAATTCTATATCATTTAATTGTACCCCATCTATTTTAATATCCCCCCAATTGTCAAAATATAATACACCATCTTCTGCAGTAGGTGGTACAAATACATTTGCGTAATACACACCCTCCGTTGCTTGTATAGTTTGTCCTGTCGTAATTGCAGAATATACAACACCATTATTATCTAAAATAGTAACACTAGGATTATTATCTAAATTTTTAGGTTCACCATTAACATTACTATAAAGATATAATCTATTAGTTCTATTTTTATAGAAATTTTTTCTATTGTCTTTGATTGGATTATTGTATACAGTTTCTAAAAATGGTTCATAATATGTTTGTGTGTGTCTAGTGAAAAACCCAACATATTGTGCGGGTACAGTAACTAAATTTTCTAATTCATAATCAAATGATAACCCATAACCATTATTAGGTGTCCCACCAGTTATTAAATCATTTACCTCATCAGTAATATCCATTTCAATATTCTCATTACCTTTATCAAAATGTTGTGTTACTACAGTGTTTCCTGTTACACCCGTATATACACCATCTTCGTCCCATTCTGTAAGTGTAGTGGCATTATACCAATTACTAGCACTTTCAACAAAAGTAACATTATTATCACTTCCTTGTTGTATTTCAAATTTTTGATAGTCTAATCCAGTACCTTCATCCCAAAATTGGTTTATACGAAATAAATTTAAATCAAAAGAAGAAGTTCTTTGTTTACCATCTAATAATTTTTGTGCCTGTAGATTTTGATCAAAATAAGAACTATTACACATTTTCAAGGTGTGTTTAACTTTAGAAAGATTACCTAATTTTCCTGCTTGATATCTTTCCTGTAAATCTAAAATATCAAAATACAATAAATGTCTCGTAAAATCTGCCATATTATTTTTACCTCCGTAAAATAATTCTGCGATTCTACTTCGTCCCGTGTTAACTTCACTATTATATATAATTGTGTTATTTTTTTCTATGTACGTTCTTATTACCATTTCTTTTTATTAATAAATATCTTAATTACTGTTAATGTTTTTATTTAATATACTATCTAAGTCAAATCTTAGGACATCTAGTTTAACTTCAGACGGATCTGCAGGTAAACCATTGTAATTATGAACATGTAAATTTACATAATTCCTCATTAATTCTAAAAATTCTACTAATTTATCCCCATAAACTAAAGGGTGTGCTTGACTATTTATTTCTTTCTGTTCATCATCTGTAATTAAACCTTTGGGGTTAGTTAAATCAAAAGTATGTTCACCGTTATGACTTATTAAATTTATTTTATTGGCGACTACATTTACCACACTAGTTTTACTATCATTATTTGCAATAAATTTATTTTGTGTTACAATTTTAGTAGATTTAACGGGATTAATTGAAAATATTGCAACATTGTTTGACGCATTAGGAAATTTATTTAATAAATCTGAAGCATTACTTCTAATAATCCATTTACTACCTCTATTAAGTTTAATATAATTTTCTGCCGATAATATTGCAAGTTCTCTAGAATTCTGTCCTAAAAATTCTTGACTAATATTACTTACTTCTTTACCTGTTTTAATATTTCTAATTTTTATACCCAATACTGTTTTAGTAATATATGGACTTTTAAAAGATTCAGGAGGTAAGTCATTAGATAATGGTCCATTTGCATTATATGTAATCATTTCTACAATAATAGATGTTTCTGGTTTTGGATCTACATAATTTACTACTTCTTTTGTTTCGGTAGTCCTTTTTAGTTTTTCACCACCATATTTTAATTGTATATAACCAATATCTTCAGTGTTAAATTTATTATTAGCACCCTCAATAAATTTACCCGCTCTTAACCATATTTGTCTATCTTTTTGAATTATATCAGTATTATATCTTCCCTGTAATACAATATCGTTTTCTCCTCCTCCATATGCACCAATTTCTAAATTTGGGTCTCTTAATTTAGTATAACCATCAGGTAAAATTGCATTTGCTTCATCGGCAGGTTCTCCAGATAATTTAGTAGGTTGACTAATTAAGGGACCAATCCAAAACCTTTTAGTGTTAAAGGATGCATCTGGTGATGAATCTTTATGTTCTGATTGAAAAACAAATACTAATTCACCTACTTTAGGTATTACATTAAGAAATTTAGGTAATAGTGGGACACAATCTATAAGATTTTTAGTGGATTCTTTAGAATCTACACCAGTAATCCTTACTTTTAATAACCCAGCTTTATTGGAATCACTATTATCAACTACTTTTGCAATTTTTAATATGGGGATTACACCTTGATTTACACTATCATTATAATAATTATTTTTTGACATCTTATAACCCTTTATATCTTTTTATTATTTCTACATTACCGTCATGATATTCTTTTTCAATATCTGAAAGTTTAGTTAGTAATTTATCTATTTGTTTTTTTAGAGATTTATGTTCATTACTAAGAACAATTAATTCTTCTTTAATTTTACTTGTTGGTAAATTACCCCATTTTATGTCTTTTACTTTTTCCATATTAACTTATTACTCCAAATCCTGACGCTGGTGTTGTTGTTGCCCCATTTGAGAATACGGGACCACCAGCATTTGCACCTGCTGCAGTAATGTTAGTACCTGGTGGTATGGCTATTTGTACTCTAGCATCTCTAATTAATGCTTCAACTATAACCTCTACCCTAATAGTTTCCATCATTAAATCTAAGTTATCTGCACCACTAGGTAAAGGACCAATAGGAATACCAATATCCTTCTTTCTTTTTATTATTTCACTTGCAATATCAATTGCGCTAAGTCCAGGTTTTGTTCTCGCAGCTAATACTGCAGGTACCGGTAAAGGTTTATTGGGAAGTGGGGGTGTAATAAACCCCTTTAAAATTCCCATAACTGTTTTTATTGCTCCCATTTCTGCCGCCATAATTCATATTTTTTTTTTAATCACAAAAACGTCCTCTCTTACCTCTTTGTAAATTTACGTTATTTAATGAGTTAAGATTTAACCTATCAGTAAATCCTTGTGCGTCCCCAACAATATCACCGGCTTTGCCCAATAATTGGTTAACCTCATCTAAAGCGTCTACTAACCCACCTGGTAATAAACTTTCTAAAGATAATCTATAATTAATACCCTTTTCTTTTAATTTTTTTGCAATATAACATAAAACTATTTGTTTTAATGCATTAATTGCCATAGGTAGAAGATACTCATATATTATTTTTCTTATTATTTCTTTTAATATTTCTCCCAAAATACATTGTAAATTCTTTAAAAAACCTTTTATTCCTTCTTCATTAGGTAATGATTTTTTATTAACTAAATAAAACATTGTATTGAATAACATTAAATTTTTAGGGGATAAAACTAATTTAGTAAGTGCTATCTGAAGTGATTTAACAAAGTTATACCAAAACTCTCCATCTGCTGCAGTTTTTTCTATATCACTTACTTGTTCAGACGCTTCTTTTTGTAAATCTTCCATTGCAGTTGTCAATAAATCTATTTTTTCATTTATAACTCCACCCGCATTAACTAAATCGTCATTTAATGTTTTTAGTGTATTAATTGAGACATCACTAGTTTGTTTTTTACAACACGTTTGGAATTGTATTCCACCATTTTTAATTCCATTTACCTTAGATTTAATATTAGTTATTTGTTCTGGTGTAAACTCATAAAAACTATCTTCTATAATAACTTCAGGATCATTTAAACCCACATTTATATAATCAGATATAGCCTCCTCAAATTCCACTTGTTTTATAAGACATTGATCAGATAAATCTACTTCTTTTGTTAATGTACCAAAAATCAAATTTATAACGTTAGGTATTACTTTGTCTGCATCAAATAACGGGGTTAAACTATTAATATAATCATTAATAAAAGTTATAATCGATGTATTTTGGAAGGATGGATGTATTTGCATTTTAATGACTTCAGGTTTCGCGTTAGTAGTCTGTGGTACACCACCCTCAGTAAATGCAGTACTATCGTCTTCTAAGTAAGTAAAATACGCAATTTCTTGTCCTGTCACAGGATCTTTCCATATATCTGGTACTCCATTTAATTGTATTACATCCCATAAAAATACATTTAGATCATTAGATGAATTTCCATCATATCTTAATTTACCAACATCACTGTTGGGGTTCACTCCAAATAAACATTCTAAATCTATCTTAGAAACTTCTATATTAATACCAGGACCACTACCATATAATAACCAATCAGGCATTAAAGGGGAAATTTTACATGCATAACATTCTTTTAACCCTAACTTAATATTTAATGTGAGATTTTTTTCTAAGGGTCGAGTCTGTTCTACTAACCAATCTATAAGTTGCATTCTCATTTGATCAAAGTTTATACTATTTAATAAACTTATAACATCCATTAACAACTCTACTACTGCCTGTTTTGGGTTTATGGATGGGATAGAGGGTAAGGATAAATCAATAGTAGGTAAATTATTACAAGTGATTTTTTTTAATTGAATGAGCTCCAATATTTGTTGTTTTAATTGATCTATTGCATCATCTGGTTTACATACGGTATTTTTTAAATTTAAACTCATATTAATCTAAAGTATAGTCAGTATTAGATTTAGATTTTTTTTCGTTAAATAATTCTCTTAATAAACTTTTATCTGAATCAGTGAAGTTATTATTACTATCGTTACCAGATTTTTGTTCTGACTTATCGTCATTACCCACTATTTGTGTTTGTAATTTTGCTAACGCCAATTTCCTATCAATAGTTGCCTCAATAATTTTTAATGTATCATTGTTGACTTTACCAATTAATGATTCATCATTTACATCTTCTATCTCTGCCCTATTTTTACGTTCATTTAATTCTTTACGAGCACTATTCATTACGTTTACACAATCATTATATATTTCTTGCATAAATTCTTGTAAACTATCTTTATCTAAATTTATTTTAGTTTTCTTAGGTCTACCCATATTAATAATGTTTTATACTATATAAATACTATTAAAGGTATTTTTTTAAAGTAAACCTTTATCTATTTTAAAGTTCTTAATAGCAATATATATTTTTTTATATCTCCTCATAGATACTCGAATATCTTTTGTAGTCAATCCAGAAATTTCTCTAATATAAGAAAGTATTAAATTTTTATTATATTTATTACCACTTTCTACTTGTTCAAAAATAGTTTCCCAATTATCTAAAACCATAATTAATGCATTACCGACTAATTTTTCATTTTCAGATATCTTACCGTGTTCTATTTCTGCTTTTATATTTGATGATACTTCTTTGATAAATTCTTCTAATGGTGTTTTATCAACGTCTTCTAAATCGTATTGATAGTCATCCATTTCCTCCACTGTTTTATAAACATCGTCATAACACAAATCGGATTTCATTCTTTTATCTGCTTTTAATAATTGACCTAACAAATAATTTTTACAAATCGTACCAAAATAAGAATAAGCTTTTTTACCTTCTTCCGGTCTGAACTTCTCCATTTTAGTAGCTAAAAAGGATAGTGTATCCGTATGAATATCCTCAAAAGTATCAGACTTACGATATAATTTATAACGTCTAATGATAGACTCAATCATTTTATTTAGAGGGGCTCTAAGAAATTTATTATAAATTCTATTACGTTCATGATAGTCATCAGAATTTAAAAAAGCAACTACGGCTTTTTCCTCTTCTGGCCCAAAATACAAATTAGTTGTTCTTTTACGACCTCTTTTTTTAGGTTCTTCAGACATTTATACTGTTTCTAACTCATATGTTATTTCTCTATCTTCAGTGAAAAAATATTCTTTTTTTGCTTTATTAACCCAAAATTTACTTTCTAAAACGTCAATAGTATTCTTATATTCAACAAATAAAGAACCTTCTCTATTATTTAAATGTTTATAGCCTAATTTAGGTATAACCATAACTGGTATATCTTGATATGTTAACCTTAATAAAAACTCATATGTAAAAGTCAATTTCATGTTGGTTTTTAACCCACCGCATTCTTGATATGCAGTTTTTTTAATAACCATACCATCAAAATTAAAATTTTGCATTTTAACCAAAGTTTCATTATCTAAAAATCCCATTTCAGAAGAAACACCTTTAACCCAAACATTTTCATTAGTAAATGATAAGAAATTACCTTTTTCATCACTTTCAAAAATTATTGGTAAGAACGCACCTACTTCAGGAAATGAGTTGATATATGTGTTGGCGGAATTTAACCATATTTTAGATAATTCATCATCATATTCTAAAAAAGTAAAGTATTCTGATTCTACGTTATTTGCACCAAAATTTAACTGGTTTTGAAATGAGGTGTCTTTACTTTTATTCTCAATAACTCTTATTTTATCTTTCACACCACCAAAATCAAAATCATCTAAAAAAGTTTTTAATTTTTTATCTTTTGACCTCACAATTAATATTTCAGAGGGTTCTAATGTTTGTTGTTCTACACTCAGTAATGCATTTTTTAAATATTTATCTAAATTTTTTTGTACCTTATGAATTGGTATAATTACAGTGATATTATTTGTCATTTTTAATTATTTTTTTTATATATTATTGGGTTACTTCTTCAGTAACTTTATTTTCTTCTCTTTTAATGATTGTTTCTAGTTCTTCAGTTCTTCTTGTAAATATTCCATTATAAACCTCTTTTAAAATACCTTTAGATTCATCTTCACTAAATTGTAATTTCATTTCTTCCATTTTTTCTATAAGATTTTGTGGGATGGAGTCCTCAATATATAAACCAACCATAGTTGCAATTAAATCAGGTATAGAATTTAAATTTGCAGTCCATACACCGTTATCATTTAAATTAAGATTACCATTTTTATCTAAATTACCCATCCACTCAGGAACCATTCTAGGAATTTTACCTATAACAGGAGTATCGCTTTTCATACACTCAATTGGAAATGTACCAAAACTAGATAATTCATCTACCCACACACCTAAAAATGACTTACTTAATTCTTTTGCAAATTCTTTTCTAGACATACCAGACATATCCCTAAACGTTACAAACCTATATTGTGGATATTTTTGGAAGAATACTTTAACTATTTTTAAAAGTTCTCTATTATCCCTTACACTAATACTAACTGTTGGTATTTTAGGTTTGTCACTGTTTTTAAAATATGATGGTATACCTACTGGTATAATTTCAGTATTTAAATTATTAAACACACTATTTATATATTCTTTTAATGTGTTAGAAGTGGTTATAACCTCATTTATCCCAAAATTTCCCCAACTTTCACCTATTTCTAACATCTCAAAGACATATTCATAAGACTGTAAAAATACTACTCTTTTACAAGGAAAATTAACAGTTTGTTTCATTATACTAGCAAATGCTTCAGGTATAATTACAAAATCTTGAGGTCCTACTTGTAATTGTTGTGATTCAATAGAAACATGTGGAATTTCACCATATTCTTCACCTAACCAATCAGTAACACCCATACCTTCTTCATTACCTTTAAGTCTATAATCATTTTTATCATGTAAAATATGTGCATTATACCCTAAATCTAGTAATGTTTTTGCGTGTTCATAAATATTAGCAACTCCTGCAGTAGGATTACCTTTAGTATCAATAGTGAAAAAGTAGATACCAAAATTTTTATTGTTAATCTTCTCAATAGAGTCTTTTAAATTTTTAATTTTTTCTTCCATTTTGTTTTTTTTTAAAGTTCTTTTATAATTCCTTTCATTAAAAGGGTGTTAAATGATAATTTAAATGGTATTGGTAATTCATTTAATGCCATCATTCCCATTTTATTATCTATTATCATTTCGTTAGGGGTTAACATCGTACCTATTAAATCTCTATACATTTCATATTTAGTAACATCAATTTTTAATGCAGATAAATCATCTTTATCATCACATTCTTTTTCAACTTTTGTTTTAGTATCAACATCATATTGAACTTCTTTCGCTAGTTTATCAATATCGAAATAAAATTCTTTTCCACCAACTTCTAATAATATATTATCCATATTTTTTTTTATTAATTTAAACTATTATTATTATAAGTAAATATTATTTTTATACATCTTCAAATTCTATAGTTTCTGTATTTAATATTTTACTTAATGTGTTTTTATCTTCTAGTAATTCTTTTAAATCTACAATCGTATAATCTGATTTACAATCTTTATTATAGGTATTTATAACTTTAATAGAAACTTTATCTAAAGGTTTAGATAATAATGTTTCAGGTGAGGCAGTAATTAATACGTCTACATGTTCCCATTTATGAGAATAATCCCTAACAAATTTTATATTACTAACTTTACAAGATAGTTTGGATAAGAAAAATAATGTTGCGGGTTTACTATTATTTAATTCTTTACTTATTATCATTGGAGTGTGTCCCATATCCTCAATTAGGTTATGTAATTGATTTAAGTGTTCTACAGAATTTAATTTAACTTCACCAGCGTGTCCGAATATTTCTAACGATGCATCCACATACATAAAATTATTTAAGTCTTTTGTTCCACCAGTAAATTCAAAATGATTTAATAATTCTAAATTTTTTATATCTCTTTCTATTGTTATATTTTCACCTGTTTCTTCATCAATAATAGGATAGTATTTATCATACACCGATTCAAATTTTGTTATAAAATCCCTTACAACACCGTCTATTGTTATACCTATTTTCATTTTTCTAAATTTTCAAATACATCTTCTATTTTTTTTATTATTGGGTTTCTAACCACATCATTAGGATTTCTAAGTTCTACACAACCAAAACCTTCTACATTTTTAAATTTTTCCAATACTATTTCTAAAGAAGAATCTTTTTTATTTCTTATATCTTTTTGTCTAACATCTCCCATAATAACCATTTTGGAGTTATCTCCTATTCTTGTCATTAAAGTTCTTATATTATCCATAGATATGTTTTGTGCCTCATCAATTAGTATAATTGAATTATCGATACTTCTACCTCTAGCAAACGCTATTGGTACAATTTCTATGACACCTAACTCAATTAATTTTTCCATCCTACTTCTACCTATTAGTTTCCTAATATTATCAGTAAACGACTCCATAATTGGTGCCATTTTATCTTTTAACTCACCAGGTAAATGTCCAATTTCCTCACCTTTTAATGCAGTAATAGATTTTACTAATACAATTCTTTTGTATTTAGGTCTAGATTTTATTAATTTAAGTGCTTCTGCACATGATAAAAATGTTTTACCGGATCCTGGTAAACCACTACAAATAGTGATTTCATTTTGTTTGATTGAATTAACTAATTTTTTTTGGTTTTCTGTTTTACATTTAATATGTACAGATATTGTCTGAAATACTTTTTCTTCTTCTACGTTATTCCTATTAAGGAAAAACTCCATTTCTTCAATTTCTTCTTGTGAAAGTTGTTTGTTTTTTCTTCTACCCATATATCTTTTTTATGTTATTAATATATGAACAAAATTAAATAAAGTATATGGTTATTTAAAATAGTTTTATAAAATTGATCCTAGTACCAACTATATGAAAAAACTTTAATTTATCTTTTGTCATATATTTTATTAATTATCTCAACAACTTTAAGTCCTTCTAATGCATTTGTTGTAATAGTTCCATTACCCCTTAAAGTATCTACAACATTTTCAATTATATAGTGATGATTTGCAGCACTACCTTTATATTGTCCGTAATCATTGGGTGGGTTCGATGGTGGTAATGTAGGCATTTTATAATCTTTAATGTTACAATATTCAATCTCATTCATGTATTGTCCACCTACTTTAACACTACCATTACTTCCTATAATGGTTATACTACTTTCTAAGTTAGATCCCCAAACCGCAGTAGAATAATTAATACACCCCATACCACCTTCTGAAAAATCAAAAGAAACAAATCCAGAATCTTCGAAATCAGTACTTTCTTTATGTGTGAAATCATTGAATTTTCCTTGAATATTTTCTATATCACCAAAAAGCCAATACATAATATCTATAAAATGAGAAAACTGAGTAAACAATGTGCCCCCATCTAAATCTTGTGTTCCTTTCCAACCACCTTTTTTATAATACCTATCATCACGATTCCAATAACAATTTACTTGTACCATAAAAATATCCCCAATAATTTTATTCTCTACAATTTCTTTTAACCATACACTTGGAGGAGAATACCTATTTTGCATTACCGCAAAAATTTGTTTATGCTTTCTAAGTGCAGTATATAAGACTTTTTCTGAATCAATTTTTTTTAACCCTATTGGTTTTTCTATTACAACATGTTTATTATTTTCTAATACTTTAATTGAATGTTCTGAATGTAATCCATTAGGTGTACATACACACACTATTTCAATCTCTGGATGATGAGATAACATTTCATCTAAATTATTATAAAAAGGTATATCTTTAAACTCATCTAAATTTAAATCTTTTTTATCTTTTATATCACAAAATGATATTAATTCACAATTTTCATTGTTTAATATCATATTACTGTGTCGTTTACCAATGTGTCCAACACCTACGACACCAAAACTAATTTTTTTTGTTTTCATTTTTTTCCTCTATTTGATCTTATATTTATAAACTTTTTTGTGGTTTGTCTTTTAACTGATTTAATTTCTTGTTTTTTAACTGGTTTAACTTCTTGTTTTTTAACTGGTTTAACTTTTGGTTTTTTAACTGATTTAACTTCTTGTTTTGGTTCTTGCTTTGAGTTAGTAATGGTTAAATCTTTTATATTTGTTACTTCATTTTTTTTTATTTTTTTTACTGATTCACTTTGTTTTTGAGGTAAAACTTTTGTAATTTTAGGTTTGATACTTTCTAAAACATTTAAATCTTCTTTACTTTTTATTTTTTTAATTGGTGTATTAATAAAAAATTGTTTTTTTAATTTATCTATTATATGAGATTCTAAAATATCTTCTACCTTTTGAGTTGGGTTTTTAAAATATCTTTTATAATTTCCTTTTTCTTTATATAAATTTCTTCTGGTTTTTGATATTTTATTAGCTCCGTCAGTAAAAAGACATTTTAATAATCCATTAAACCTATATCTTTTAATTTTACCTATTTTAGTGAACAACCAATTATCTACAAATTTTTTAGGCCATGGTGAACTCATATTTTTTACTAAATTTGTTTTAGTCGCAATTAGAACACCTGTTTTAGGTATTTCATTTGTGTATGATGCAGTTACAAAAGTATTTAAATTAAAAAATAATGCCTCCCCTATTTCAAACCAATTATAACCACTTTCTAAGATAGTATGAGTTATTTCTATTCTGTTAGGTGGTGAGTAATCATCTGATGCAGTAAGTAGAAAACTACTACCTAATGATGCGTGAGCAATTATCCACCATTTTTTAGATAAAGGTGTACGAAATTCTATTACTTTTTCAGTCTCTGAACAAATCTCTTTTTTAATTGGGATGGGTATATAAGAAATTCTAGCACATCCCGCTTCTTTTAATCTATCACTATACGATAATATCATTTCTTTTCCTGCCATATTTGGTGTTACGTCTTCACATACAACTAATTCCCATATATACTGGGTTTCTTGTCTACATAAACTTTCTAATTGTAACCATATTATATCTTTGTTTTCCCATGTTGGTAGGGCAACTGTTACTTTAATATTAGAGACATATTTTTCATTCAACCACACTGTCCCTCCCCATGACCGAAGATTTTTTATATTTTTCATATACCCTATAAATATTTAATATGATCATTAAAAAAAAAATTATATTGTAATTTGTTTGTAAAATTTATTCTTTAATTTATCAATTAAATTTGGGGGTAAAATATCCTCTAAATTTTGTTTAGGTTCACTAAAATATGTATTTATTTTTTTTAAATATCCATTTTTTCTACCTAAAGAAATTTTATTTTGTCCGTCTGTATGTAAACCTAAAAATGGTTGCGTATGTCTATATCTTGGATATATATTGTACTTATTTCTAATCCAAGAATCTACACCTTTTTCTGGCCAAGGACCAACTAATCTTTTCATATACGAAGTTTTAGTACCCATATATAAACCTGTATCATTGGGTTGATTATTAAATGTCGCGGAAACAAATGTATTTAAATCTAAAAATAAACCACAACTTACGTCTACCCAATTAAAACCATCTTTTATTTTATTATGTGTAAACTCTATTCTATTAGGTGGTGAGTAATCATCAGATGAGGCAAGTAAAAAAGTACTCCCTACAGAATTATCTGCAATTATTTTCCATTTTTTAGATAGGGGAATGTGGTTTTCTAAAGATAAATAACTAATTTGTTGACATCCCGCTTCTTTTAATCTATCACTATACGATAATATCATTTCTTCTCCTGCCATATTATTAGTTTGTTCTTCACAGACAACTAATTCCCACTTATACTGTGTTTCTTGTCTACATAAACTTTCTAATTGTAACCATATTATATCTTTATTTTCCCATGTCGGTAAACCTACAGTTACCTCTATATTATTTTTTACCATGATAAACAATATTACTGACTTCTTGTAATTTTTTCACAAATGGAGAATATTTACTGTTTCTTACATCATTTAATTTAGTTTTATCCCAAACCCAATTATTTCTTTCACCCTCTAAGTAATGTGTGCCGTGCCCTCTAGGTTCTCCATTATCCCAAGCTTTTCTTCTTCTTTTTAACGTTTCTGCCCTTTCTTCTTTAGTCTTAGTATTACCATAATTAATCATTATACCATTAATGTTACCTGTTCTTTGACCAGGAAATGAAACATCGTCAGCCAAATATCTCATCTGTGGATTATATTTATGTATCATTTTAAATCTATTAACAGTCCCATAATAAAAATAAGTGTTAAAAGGGTCAAAATTATCTCTTATTTCTCCAGTATTGAAGAAATTTACACATTCTATCCATGCTAAGTTAAAACCCTGTCTATCTAACTTTTCTAACTCATCATGTAAAGGATTTAAGGTGACAGGAAATAAATCACATCCATTATATATTGCCCAATCAGGTTTTAATCTATGTAAAGTTTTAACTATATCGTCTTGAAGTGCTCTTAAATCAAAAGAATTGTCAGTATCAATTCTATGAGAAGGTATATTATTTTCTTGTAACCATTCCCATGTACCATCATCCGACATATTATCAATAAAATAGGGTTCTAATTTATTTTGTCTACAATATTCTACCTTTAATGGTAAATATTCAATCTCATTCCATACTGTTAATATACATACTACTCTCATTGTATTATTTTTATATGTTGTTGTAATTTGTTTACATTAGAAGACACAAAAGGAAATAATCTCTCTCTATAATCATTTTGTAACCGATCAATTTTTTTATCATCTTTATCTCTAGATTTACTTTCATAATGATACGCCACTGCAGAATGACATAAAATATTAGTTTTATTTAATTTTAATACTTCTAAATTTAATTCTACATCTTCAAAACATTCAGTATATGTTGGGTTAAATCCATTAACTTTACTAAATAAATTTTTATTTATTAATAAAAGTGCGCCAGTATTACCAATGACACTAGAATAACCTGTTTTTTCATACTTGTAATATTGTTTTAATTTATCATGTGTAATCTCAAAACGAGTTAATTTATTATCTTGTACCCATTCTCTTTTGATAAACATTAACATACCATAATGTTGTAAACTATTGTCTTCGAAATGTAGTCTTGCCCCCACAGTACCTACTGTATTTTTATTCCTATTATAAACATTTACCATTTCACTAATTGCATCATTTATTAATTCAATATCATTATTACAAAATAATAATAATTCACTATCTTGATCAATATAATGATTAGCCATTTCATTATTGATTTGGGCGAAATTATAATAATCAAACTCAACTAATTCTAAAATATCTTCATTTTTAACTCTTTCCCTTATTAAATCTATGTTTTCACTATTACTTCCTGTGTCTGCAATATAAATTTTATAATTAGTATATTGTGTTTTATTTAAAATAGAATTAATACAACCAAATAATAACTCAATATTATCTTTAGTTGGGATTATTATTGATAATTTTGGTTGTTTATTGATTTTTTTAGTGTTGTTTTCATACAATACTTTAGTTGGTAATGTTTTAGGTAAAAATTCATCGTAAATATCAACAAATTGTTTTCTATTATTTTCCCAATCTTCGTTAGTGGGACCCGGAGACTTATGAGTAATCTTTAAATCATAAACAACCCCTACTTTAACGCCTGATAAATGATTATTGAAGGTGAAATCTAAATCATAAAAATGAAATCCTTTAATCTCTTCATTAAAATTTTTCTTTATCCTATTTTTTTCCACTACAAAAAATAACCCATCTAAATTTAATGTTTCTAAAATATCATTACTATAATTACCCGAATATTTAGACACCCATGTTTTACCATTAACTGAATGAGTAACAACACCAACCACTTTATTTAAATGATTCCCTTCTTTATCTTGCCACCATATACCATTTTGTGGTATTTCTGTTGTACCTGCAACACCTAAAATACCAAAATCACTATTAGTAAAATGTGTTTGTATCTTTTTACCCCATTTAGGTTTGTTAAACCATATATCATCATGACAAAAAACCACTATATCATTAGTAGAATCTTTTAACCCTTTATTATAAATTTCAGTAAGAGAATATTCTCCATTATTAATATATTCTAATATTTCTATATTTTTTATTCCACAACTTTTTTTTAAATGTTCTTTAAAATTATGTTGCTCCTCTCTCGTAGAATATACTATACTAATCATTTTTTATCTCTTCTAGTTCCTTCTCTAAAACTTTTAACTTTTTTTTATAGTCTTCAGTCATCATATGTCCGTTATAGTCCCCCATAACAATTTCTAATTTTACTCTTTGAATTTCTTTTAATAATTCATCTAATAATCTTTTTTTCATTTCATTTATATTTTACCAGTACTACCAAATCCAGACACCCCTCTTTCTGTGTTACTTAAATTATCTTTATTAATTAATTTTGAAAAATTAGAGTTTATTACATTAGCAATAACACCCTGAGCAATTCTGTCTCCTGCATTAATAATATAGGGTTCGTTACTTAAATTTACTAAAATAATACCCACTTCTCCTCTATAATTAGAATCTACAGTACCTGGTGTATTTAAAACAGTAATACCGTGTTTTAATGCCATACCCGATCTAGGTCTAACTTGTAACTCAATATTTTTAGGTAATTCAAAATACAAACCAGTTGGGATTAATTTTCTTTCTAATGGATTAAGTGTTATTGAAGAATCTATATCTGCTCTAAAATCAAAACCACTATCGTCTACGTGCTGATATACGGGATTATCGTTTTGGGATGTGTTTTTATAATATATTTTTATAAGATTATCACCTTTTTCACTTATCTTTTCTAATTCTTTTATGGTTTCACTATAATCTATATCTTCATTAACACCCATTTTATTTAAACCACTAATAATATCAGTCATTTTTTTTAAGTCTTCTAGTTCTTCTTTAATGTTCATATTTATAAAGTTTTTTCTTCTATTATTGCTAATTCATTAGCTTGTTTAAGAATAGTTGATAGTGTACTACTATACCATTTAGATTGTTTATCATCTTCTGGTTTATCGTAATTTACTATGGCCTGATATTCTTCTTCAGTTAAAGAAATCCCATATTTCATTGCATAATAAACCGATCTTTCCCCAACTCTCATTGATGTTAGTTCTTCATTAAAATCATACATTTTTCCTTGATTATTACGATGCCATTCTGATTCACACCATTTGTAGAGAAATGTTTTACCTATTTGATGAAGAAAGCATACTTTTACTATTGATTGTGCATCTACCTCTATAGATTTAGGTAATAATTTATTAATCCCTATTGCATATTTGGTTGTTTTTAATACATGATCTATTAACCCACCAGGAAATGCATTATGTAAAGATTTCATAGTAGATGCAGGTGCAGTCAGTAAATCTTCACCTAAATACTCTAATAATTCTTTATTTAAAATTCCATATAATTCATTCTTTTCTAAAAAAGTTTGATTATTCTTATTGATTTTTTCTTTTAGTTCTATCATATTATAATATTTTTAATAAAGATAGGTATTTTAATTTACAACGTCAAATACCTCTTCTTCTTTTTTTATTATAATTTGTTTATATAATTTAGCTCTTTCTGTACAAACACTTTTCATGTCGTATTTACCATTAACTGTATTATATAAATTTTCACCTAAAGTTTTTATCAATGAAGGATTTTCAATTAACATTTTTATATGTTTAAACCAAAACTTATGATTTTTATTTTCAGGTATAAGAATAGCGTTTCCATTTTCTAAATCCATTTCCCCACCTCTTTGATATGCATTAATAATATCAATTTGATATGGTCCTATGTCTTGTGCAATCAAAGCTTTTTTATGAAATCCTGCCTCAATTACCTTAAGTTGTGATTTTACTTTATTAAAAGTACTATCTTTAAGTGGTGCTAATGATACATCAAATAAGTTATAATTACTAGCGTAAGAAGTTATTGGTTTAGTCCACACTCTTCTATATGGTTCATTGTTAACATTATCGTATTCTTTATTTTCAAAACGTAATAAAAAATCTTTATATTCATCACTAACAATTTTATAATTATCTGTAAATATCTTTTCATATTTATACCATACACTCTCCTCTGGTTTTATATCTCTTTGTGTTTGTTTACCAGTTTTCCTATCTATAGTTGTCATAGTCCCTCTTAAATCATAACCACATAAAACAAATTGCACCTTATCTATAAGTCCTGCAGATTTAATATTATTAACTACGTTATTAAGGATTTCTAAATCTTTTAAATGTGAAGAACCCCCTAACCACCCAATTCTTACTCTATCACTTTTTTCTGTATTATTTTGATATTGTTTTTCTTTTGGATTTATTGCGTTAGGTAATACAAAAACGTTTTTATTTAATCTTGATATTTCATCAGCAAAAATCTGAGTGGTAGTAGTGATATTTCTTGCCACTTTTAAATTATGTACAATTTTTTTATCTAAACCATTTTTTTTAATTATTTCCCATGCAGGATGGTTAGGTCCGGGAGACCAATGATCATCTAAATCCATAATAGTTTTAACACCTAATTTATCACACCTATCTAATACTTCTTCCATTTTTTCATACGAACCTAAAGTTCTATGATAATGTATTAAATCATATTTTTTTAAAAAATTTTCATTTTCTAATTCAGGTTCATAATCTATATCTACATAAAAATCATTAGGAAAATATTCTTCTAATTTAATATGTGGAATTGTAGAACGGTAATATGATACACCAGTTCTATCACTAGGTACTACTAATACTTTAATTTTTGACATACTTTTAAATTTTATTAAAATATAAGTTATTTTATTAACAAATTAAAGTTTTTAATGGTATTATTTGGTAGTTTAAAATATTTTTTGTAATTTAGTATTATAAAAATTAAATAACTATGAAATATTTTAATAGACATGAATGTATGAGTAAAGAAACTCTAAGGATAATTGGTGAGGCAACAACGGAACTATTTGGTGTAGATGGTGTTAGCCCTTTTGGTGGTGTAGGTAATATGTTATACGGTTTGTATGACGGTTTTGACTACTCAGATAAAATTCGTTCACACGAAGATATGGAAACCATTAAAAATCAAAAAATGGATTTGTATGAAAAGATTTTAAATATCTGTAAGGATATAGATACATACCCTAAACACGAACATGATGTAACAGTACATTAAAAAAACTTCTAAAAAGTTTGGTAGTTTAAAAATTTTTTGTATCTTTACAATATCAAATCAAATAACTATGGGAAATTCAGAAATAACAATCAGAGTACAAAACTACAACGGTAATAACGGATTTATTAATTCATTACAGAATGGGTTAAAAAAATATGGTAAATTAACCGAAAGACAACTTTTGTCGGCAGGTAAATTTTTTACTAAACTTAATAATCCAACTCAAACACAACAACCTAAAGAGGTTAATGTGGATATCAAAATTACTAAATTCATTGCTAAGAGAGTTGCGGAAGAGAATGAATTAGAGTTTAGACCTTTTTTAATGACTATTAGTAAGGTTTTGAAAGAGACTGAAAGAGCGTATCAAGTAGTTGGTAAACTAACTGTCTCAGATGTTTCATCTTGTAGAGTATGTGGTAGAGATTTAACGGATTGGAGATCACAGGCTACTGGTGTAGGACCAGTTTGTTCTAAAACATTAGGCATACCATATGTAAAGAATGAATTAGATGTTGCAGTTTATAAGAAACTACTTAAAATGAAAATTGATAAAATTGGAGATTTAACTTTTTGGTTGGCAAAATCACAAATTGTGGAAGGAAGGGAAGATTTAGAAAATAGTCTAAAATAAAAAAACCCTCTTCGGAGGGTTTCTTTTTATACTCTTTTTTTCTTTTTTGTTGGTAGTGGTTTTAATTTACCACCGAATATTGTATCACCTATTTTGATTTTAATATCTTCAGTTACTAAAGATTTATCTAAATACTCTTCTACAACCTCTCTAACTACATCCCCTATCTCTTCTCTAACTATTTGTCTAATATCATTAGTTTCATAATTAGGTGTAGGTGTTGGTAATGGTTGTTGTGTGGGTACACTTTCATTTACTAAATCTTGTACATCCGCCAATTCAAAAGTATGATTAGGAGACTCAGGAATCTCTATTGGGTTGTTTACCATTGCGTCTAATACTTCTTTAGGCATTTTAGATGTTTTTAAGTTTCTATATTGTCCCCCTTGTGGTGCAACTGATCTTGTTACCCCTTTACTATGTTTATTAATAAAATTTTCTGTTAGATTAGGAACTTCTTTCTCAATGTTTGTAGATGTCGGTGTATTACCATTGGAAGTAGTTCCGTGATTTTCTTCTGCCTTTTGCATCACTGCCCTAGATCTACTTAATATGTCTGCTAATTTATTTGCGTTACTCATAATTAATCAAATTGTGTTATATTATATATTTTTATCATATCTTTATCACCAGTAGGGTTAAATAATGGTTTAGCCTCGTTAAATGTACCACCTAATGTTCTTAAATTTTGCATTCTATCAACCCTAAACAATTTCCATCCTGGTTGTATAGTTTTAGTATCTCCACCTACTTGGTAAACTCTAACTACATCATTTCCTGCTTTCGAAACACCATAACAATACATTTGTATCCATCTTCTACCTTTTCCTCCTGGATCTTCTTCATCATCATAATTTAATTCCATGATTCTTCGCTTAAACATACCATTCATTATGTCGCCCCTACTAGCAACTTCTAATATAAGACTTTCTGCTAAATTGTAAAGTTTCATAAATTAATAATTATTCTTAATTAATTATTATTTTGGTTTTGTCCACTAATATAATCAGGATAATAAGGTTTGTTAGGTCCATAACCGTTTGGTCCTGTAGTTGATCCATACTTAGCTTCGTTTTTCGCTATTAATTGATTTCTACCAGTTCCTGGTTCAGATGGGTTACCGTTTATATCAATATCAGTACCCCCTTCAGTGGTATTAATTAAATCACTATTTCCACCTGTACCTTTACCTTTATCATCTCCGTCACTCATTGCGTTAGGAACACCTTCACCATATTTTTTACCATCTGAGTTTTGGTATTCATTTACTCGTAAATTATCTACTCTAAATTTTTCACCTAATTCTTCTAATTTTGTTGGCATAATTTTATATTTTTGATTTATATGTTATTAATTCTTTTATTTTTTCTACTTCTTCATAAACTGGTTTACCTCTTTCTATTTGTCCACTTATATCTTTATGTAGTTTTGGTAGTTTAATTTGTATAGTGTCTCTATTAACTTTATTTACATTTTTATTATGTGTTTTAATAAACTGATTAGATAATCCTGTTTTACTTTTAATTTCTTTTGGTTTTTTAATTGCTTCTCTTTCTTTATTGAGTGTAGACTCAACCCAATTATTCATAGTTTTACCACCATTTAATCTATACTCCATGTCTTTATAATCACCATCGAAAGAATCAAACCAATTTTTAATTCTCTTCATTTGAGCGTATTCTATTTTTTTAACTTCTAAAATACCTCTTGCCCTTTTATAACCTTCAGATGGTTTACCATCTTTATTTAAAGATTCATAAGTTTTAACCGCATTAGATAAACAATTAAGTACATAGTCTGGACAATTCCAATACTTACCTCTCAATTCACTATTACCACCTTTATTATTCTTTCGATTCGCCATATTTTATTTTATCCCCTAATATTTCTTTATGTTTATCACTTAATTCACTTATCGAAACATTTTTTAATAAATGATTTAAAATAATTGCTAATTCTTCTCCGTTAATATCTTCTTTTTCAATTAAATCTAATAATAAATTTAATTTTCTAATAACCATAGGTTTTTCAAAAGTTCTCTTTAATTCAACTATATCCGCAATCTCCACATCATCACCCACTAAATCTTGTTCGTTAGTTTTTTTAACCATACCTTTATCATCTTTTTTAGATAAAAACATTTCGTCAACTAAACCTTTCATTTTTTCTTCACTTAAATAGTCAAAATTAAATTCTGTATCATAAGGTAAAGAATAACTTGCCCAATCTTCCGAAGGATTTAAATCATAATTTGGTGCTTTTGGTTTATAAAAGTGTTTAGTAATATCTTTTTTTGCAAATTTTCTTCCTCTCTCTCTATCATCTCTACTATATTTTTTCTTAGAAGAATGAAATGCATCTAAATCTTGTAAAGACTCAGGTGATATATCCTCATCCATTAAAGTTGTTTTAGTGTCGCCAGTTGATTCTTCTTCATTTACCACATAACTATAATTAATACCGTAATAAGGTCCACCATAAATAAAATATGCTTCAGGACCTTGTGTTGCTCCTCTAACAAAATCATCAGTAGTTTTTTTAGATTTAATAACTGAAGGAGTTGCCTTGTAATTATCATTTCTATCTATCATAGAACCATCTACATCAATTAATTCATTAATTTCTTCTTCTTTCATTTCATTAATATATTTATCAATGTCGGACTTTTTATATGTTTTATTCATCTTTAAAGTTTTTTATATAAATATAACAGAAAACTAAATATTTATTATTAAAGTATAAAATATGGCTCAATGTAAAACTAAATATACAACTTTATTAGATTTATCTAGACAAGCAAAAGTAATAACTGGTGATACTGCTTGTTTTGATGGTAAAATTCAGGCGGGTATACCGTTTAGTGGTTACCCAACAGGTGTAGATTTAACGACTGTAGTAGAAACTGGTATAATAGATGGGGAAAATGCAATTTTATCTGGTAATAGTGTAACTACTTTATTTGATGTTGCTAATCCCATATCACCTAATTACTCCACTATTTTTAGTGGTGCGACATATAGTGGAAAAACTTGGACTAATCCTGTTTTTTCTGCAAATACAACATTTTTAAGTTTACCAATAACACCTTTAAGTGCAGAAACACAGACGACACCAATATCTTGGACATTAACACAAACTGGTATGACTGGTGACTATGTTATTGGTACAGAATATACTGGTTATAGTGTAAGCTATAATTTTACAATAAACAATTTAGGTGATTCTATAACTGGTTTAACAGGTGCAGTTCAAGTAGCGTATTCTGCACAAAGTTTAGACTATAAAGGTCCTTTAGATTACATTAGTAGTAAAGAAAATATTACGGTAGAAAATAAATTAATCACTAATAAATTACAAGTTACACATGGAGCTGACGCATCGACTATTGGTTATGTTTTAAAACAATCAGATAGTGAAGGAAATGTAGAATGGGGTCCAGATACAAGTGGTAGCACATCTAATTTTACTGGAAACACATCAGGTAATTGTATTAATGATTTATGGGTAAATAATATTAGTGGTTGTACAACTGATGATTTAAATATTGGTAGTTCTTCTGGAAATAGAATTAACCTAACTAGTGATCGAATAGCGTTTTTCAGTGAAGACGTAGTGGTAAGGAAAGATTATAATGATATAACTGTTTTAGAAGTTAGAAATACAGATACTGGCGCAGAAGCTAGAGCTTCTTTGGGTTTCGCAGCAACTGGATTAGGTGGGGTTATAACTAACGGTGTTTTAACATATATAGGTGAAAATTTTAATTCGGTAGGTACATTTCAAGGACAATACTTACCAAACTCACTTAATTTAACTACGGGTGGTGGTGCACCAGCGGATAGAGCAAATATTAATATTGGTCCTAGATCAACTACTGGAGAAACAAGATTTTTTAGTGGTGGTGATAATTTTGACAACTCAACTTACTTAGGTAAATTTTCTCCTGATGGTTTATATGTAAAAGGAAATGTTGGTATTGGGACGGATACACCTTTAAGTAAAATACACGTAGACGGTAATATATTAGTTGCCAACCAATCTGGGTCAGCTCAACTAACATTAAGTGGTAGTGGGGTGTCAGATGCGGCAATTAATTTTGATAATACCGGTTCTGCCACACCATTCTCACAAATAGTTGGACAAACCTTTGGGGCGGGATCATCAGGTAATATAGAATTCAATACTAATCCAGGTGCTGGTTTAACAAAACGTATGACAATATCTACTGGAGGTAGGGTAGGAATTGGTAATATTAATAATAATGATATTGAACAGAAATTACATGTTGATGAAGGTAATTTATTAGTTGATTTTACAAATGCGAAGTTTAGTACTGATTTATCGGGTGTATCACCTATAACTAGAATAAGTGCGAAGACTAGTAACAATTTAGTTTCTATGGGTGTATCCACACCTGGTGCTGGTGGTATGAGTTTGGGTTGTAGAGGTTTAACTGAACCTACTTTTGGTGGGTATGGAAAACAAGGTGACGGTTATATTTATTCTTCTATGGATCAAAATGGGTTGAACATTATTAGTCAACCAACAAGTCCACAAACAACGGAAGATTATGTTAGGTTTTATGTAGGACAAAATAATGGTGCGGAAGGTACTGCAGATTTACATATACAAGGTAGTGGTGTAACTAGAGGTTATATAGGTATTCAGACAGAAACCCCTACTACTGAATTGGATGTAAATGGTGATGTTAATATTAGTGGGACTTTAACTGTAGGTACTCAAATAATAGGTGGCACTACTACTGTAGATTCTTCTACTGATCCTAATGTAAATAATGTAGATGTAGTATTTTACACTGCAACTGCAGGTGGCGGTACAATAACTTTAAATAGTAATATGAATGTGGCAGGAAAAAAGATTACGTTAATAAGAACCTCAACAGTAAACTCTGCTACTTTATCAGGAAGTGGAGGTGCACAAATTAACGGATCACTTACTGAATCTTTACCTGTAACAGTTAACTCAGTAGTATCATGTATAAGTGACGGTACGGATTGGTATTGTTATGAAAATAACGTATTATAATTATGAGTAATATTAACCAAAATAATTTCAATAATTGTATGAATTTACAATTAAGTAATTCTGATTATTGGGATTTGTTTATATGTAATGATTGTGGATGTGGACTAGATCATGATTTTATTTTAGATGAATGTTTAATTGTAGATATTAATATTGATTCAGATGAATGTGTTACAGAAAAAACATTATGTAGTTTAGTTGGTTGGACAGGAGATACGTGTTTTGAATCTTTGTCTATACCTAAAAGTGGTGTTACATTAAATGATATTGGATTAACAGGTATTGATAATGGATTCATTACATATAATTGTAATTCTTCTACCACAGGAAGTACTTTTATTGATACCTATACTGGATCATCGATAACTATATCTTCTGCAGATACTAAATTTTGTTTTACTAGAGTAAGTGGTTGTACCTATGATTATACATATAATTTTGTATCGTCTGCAAATACTGTAGGTAGGTATGTTGAATTGTGTGGTGGTTTTTATCAAGGATTCTTTAAATTATCTGATAGAACATTTTTTAAAAATATTTCTGATAATATGTTTGTTTGGCCGATGGAATGGTTTAATTGTCCACCATCTTGTGACACTGGTGATACTAAAACAGTAACTGTAGATTGTAGTTGTAATAGTAATAACAATTCTATTTTTATACCGGGAAGTGAAGATGATTGTTTAAATAGTAATAACCCACCTTGTAATGGCGAATTAAATCCTAAAAAATCTTATAGGTGTTATAAAGAAGAGAAACCCATTGACTGGAATTATCAAATATTACCTACTCGTTATGAAAAAGGGTGGACTGCAGAATTTTGGTTAAGAAAAAATACTACCATATGTAGTGGTATAACCGCAACAACATTAAATGATATATACCCTAATAACAAAGGTTTATTTTATTATATGGGTACTAGATCAGAAAATAAGTTTTGGGATGTATTCAGTGGTGAAACTGGACACACAACTACTTCAGGTTACCCATTATCACCACCTAAAGAGGTAAATGAAGAATTATTAAACAATCCGTTTTTAGTATATCAACCACAAGGTGAATGTTGTTATAGTGGTGTGACATGTGTTAACAAAGACGAAAGAGATAAAAATTTAGATATTGTAGATAATGCATTAGGATTTAGAATAAAAGATGATGGTTCTATAGGTTATAGATCATTAAGTGTAAGTGGTGAATGTGTTACTGTAACTTCTAAAACAAATACTGATTGTTGTGAAGATTGTGATTCTGATTGTTGTAAATGTATTAAAACAGGAAGTACTACAACAGAAAAATATATAACCGGTGTGACTATTAATGAAGAATATTCAGAACCTAATATTATTCCAGATAATGAATGGTTTATGTTAAGTATTAGGTTTTGTGCGTACGAAGGATATGAATTAGAAGAAATGAAGAACATACCTAGACGTAAAGGTAGGTTAGACTTTTTTGTTAACGGATATTTAAAATATTCTATAAACGACTTTGATGAATTTATATTTAAAGATTTAATTGAATATAGAGAAAAACAAGAAGGTGTACCATTTAATTATAGTTTAGGTGGTGGAACACAAGGTTTAATAGAATCTAACACAATAGGTGGCCCAGATGAGTTAGACAATAATTTAATAATACAAAATAATTTTGCAGGAACGTTTATCGGTGACATTTCTAGATTTAGATTATATGAGTGTTGTTTAGATATAACAACCATTAGATATAGATTCAAAGAACTATGTTTAAACTATGGTATTTGTCCACAAGAACTTATATGTTATATTCTTTCGGAACAAGATAATATTATTTCTAGTGAAGATGGTGATGATTTCTTAGTGTGGTGTAGTGAATAATAAAAATATTAACATATTTATATAAAAAAGAAAAAATAAAATGGGATTTCCAAAAAAAATAAGTCAATTTCCAATTAATCCAGATTTAACGGGTCAGGATTTATTAGTAACAGTTAATGAGTTTGATGTCACTAGTAGAATCAATTTACAACAATTGAGAGATTTTGTTATAGATGGTAAAGATAATACATTTGTAACTGGTGGTACAGTAACAGAGGAAGCAGAATTAATATTATTTAGAAATGATGGGTTATCTTTTACTATTGATTTAAATCCTGCATTATCAAATACAATTACCGGAGCAGAAAATATTCCTGGAGGTGAAGGACTTATATATTCAGGAAAAACCAACAACGAATTATTACTTAGAAGTATAAGTGGGGGTGAAAATGTAATAGTAGAAACATTAGGTAATACTATACAAATTGGTGTTGAGATTCCTCCAGATACCAATACTTTTGTCACAGGTTTTACCTATAATGGAAATATTAATAGGTTCACTATTACAGATAATCAAAATAATAGTTATGATGCAACAATAAACTTTACACAAAATTTAAATGTTAAACGGAATCTTAATATAAGTGGGACAACGGGAGATGCACCTGAAATTACATTCGAAACATCTAGTAGTACACTTTCAAAAATTGAAAGTCAGTCCTTTGGTGGTGCCGCGTCAGGTAATTTAGAATTTTATACTTACCCAAATGCAATAAGCGGTCTTGTTAAAAGAATGACTATTGGTACACATGGAAGGGTAGGGATTGGAAGAATGGGGAATAATGATATTACTAATACATTACACGTTAGTGGATCAACTAGAATTACAGATTCGTTATTTTTAGAAAACGTTGGTCCAAATGCGGAACCAATAATTGCAAATTTGGTTTTGAATTCTGAGGGTAAAGTAGTTAGTGGTACTACAACTGATAATAATACTTTTATCACAGGAACATCTTTAAATAGTACCATATATACTATTAACCAAAATGATGGCACATCATTTTCTACTGATTTTGATTCAATAGTAAGTGGTAAATTAGACACAGATATTTTTAACAGTTATAGTGCTCTTACTGAAATGTTAATAGAAACTAAATTGGACACTAGTACTTTTGACTCTTATACTGCAAATACTTCAGACATTTATGTTAGTGGTGGTACGTTAAGTGGTACTGACTTAATTTTAGAAAGAACAGATGACGATACTGTAAATATTGATTTAAGTGCACTTAGTGGTGTAACACAAAACAGTTTTGTTACTGGATTTACATACAATAATAAAAATAATCTTACTATAAGTAGAAATGATGGGTTAGGTGATATAAGTACCAACTTATCTGAAATGAGTGGATTAACAATTAATGGTGATTTAACTGTAACGGGTGATACACAAATAGATGGTAGATTAACGGTTGAAGATCAAACATGGTTTAAAGGATCTCCAATCACTTTTGGTAATTCTTTTGCCGATTCTATAGATTTTACTGGTAGAATTAATGGGAATTTTGTACCAGTAAATGATAATACATCAGATATGGGTAAACCAACTACCCTTTCTGCACAAAAATATTGGCGTAATTTTTATGTTTATAATATTACGGGAGGAACATTAAATTTATTTAATACACCTACACTTAATAATAGTGGTAATGAAATTTTAGTTAGAAATACAACTACAGGACAAATAGACTATAGAGATGTAACTACATTATCTGGAAGTCCCACAGATAGTTTTGTAACGGGATTAACATATAATTCTACATCTAATACTGTTACATTAACACAAAATGAAAGTGGTCCAACTCAATCAGTAGTTATTGATTCTTTCAGTGGTATAACTTTAAATGGTCCTACAAGTATTAATGGTAATACTATTGTTGATGGTGATGTTTTAATAACTAAAAATGTTGTAATCTTAGGTACTGCAACCACAATTAATTCATCTACTTTCTCGGTAGATGATAATATTATAACACTTAATGCTAATGCAACTGGAAGTACAGTACCATTACCTATTGATAGTGGTATTGATATATTAAGGAATTCTGGTGATACTGCGGTATTATTATGGGAAGAACTAAATGGTTATTGGGCGGCAGGTTTATCAGGCGCAACAGAACCACTTATAGTAAACGGTAATAATTTAGGTGGTGGTACAAGTGTATTTAAACAAAGAAATGAAAATGTTTTAGATTTTAATACATTATCTGGAGGTACTAATGTAACTTTAACTTCAGTAGGTAATATAGTTAGGTTCGATGTTCCAGATAATACAAATACTTTTATTACTGGTGCAACATTAAATGGTAATACATTAGAAATAGAAAGAAACGATGGGGTAGATGTACCAGTAGATTTAACTTCACTCATAAGTGGTAAATTAGATATTAGTAGTTTTGATTCATATACTGCAAATACCTTAGATATATATGTTAGTGGTGGTACGTTAAGTGGTACTGATTTAGAATTAAATAGGACTGATGGTGGTGTAGTAACAATTGATTTAAGCGCATTAAGTGGTGTAACACAAAACACTTTCGTAACTGGTTTTACCTATAATGATAATAATGTTCTTTCTATCAAAGATAATGAAAATAATATTTACTCTACCATTGTAAATGAAATGAGTGGATTAACTATTAATGGTGAACTAAACGTTACTGATAATAGTTATTTAAATTTTATTACAGGACATACAACTTATTTAATAGGTGAAAATAATACTGGTGGTGGATCACGAACATCATTAACACCTACCCTCACAATATTTGACAATCCTGGAACTGGCGGTGGATCACAAAATTACGCAGGACCAAATTTAAGATTTAGTGATAATGGAAATATTGGGGATATTTTTTATAGATATAATGGTGGTGGAAACTTATTAAGTAACGCCTTTAATTTTATAAGTGATGGTGGTTTTAATTTTATTGCTGAAGGTGATAACGGAAGTCCTTCACTGAGTGATGGACCTTATTTTAGAATCACAAAAGGACAATCTTCTTTATTGATATATGATGACACTACCAGACCTAGAACAGATGTAAAAATTACCAATTCTAATGGAGGTACTGCATATAGTAGATTAGGTGTGGGTGCACAAAATGATTATTGGTATATTGAGGCAGATGATGTAGATACTCCAATGCATATTGGTTATGATGATAACGGTGTAGATACAAATGTACTTACTTTTGAAAAAAGTGATGGGTTATTAGAAGGTTCATTAGAAATTACTAGTGGTTTAACCGCAGATACCATATCAATAAGTAACACACCTACACTAGATAATAGTGGTACTCAAATGTTAATTAGAAATATATCTACTGGTGAAATAGAATATAGAGAATCTAATACTTTAGGTAGTTTAACAGGTGGGACAAACTTAACAACAACAGGTATATTCGCCCAAACAAATGGAAAAAATTTAGAATTTAAAGGAATACAATCAAGTGGTGGGACAGTAACTATTACCAGTGACGCAAATACAGTTAATTTAGAAAGTACATCTTCTGGTGGTAACACCGTAAATAGTGCAACCAAAGTATTTAATTGGTTTATGACAATAACATAAAATCATTATTATGGGATTAAGTACATTAAAAGGTAATTCAGGATATATCGGTATAGACAAAAGAAATTCTGTCACAGGTACTACTATAGGAAATTTATCTTTAAAAAAATTTTTTTTAGAGAGGGTTGGTGGTAACTTAGTTCCTATTATTCCACCAGGACCTTCTACTACGTTGTTTGAGGATGATTTTTCTACCAATAATTTAAATAAGTGGACTGTTGTTAATGGTGCACAACCTAGTGTGTGGATAGTTGGTTCTAATGTACTTGCATCTACTGGTGCTGCCGTTACTGTACCTTCAGGTTCTACATACTCCGCATATATTTCTAGTAACGGATCTTCAAATGTGTATACAACCAATAGTGATTCTCATATATATTTTGATTTTGATATTCCTGAAAATACAACTAGTTTGACTTTACAATTTGATTGGTTATGTTATGGAGAAAGAACTTCAGGATTTAACGATTGGGATTTTGGTTATTTAACCTTCGCCGATCCAACTTTATTTACACCAGTTGCTGGTACTTTTTATGGACAAAGTGGTTCTGGATATGAAAGAGTAGTAGGTTCAAACACTGCAGATAATTTAGATAGTGGTAAATTTACTGGAGACGGTACAAGTGCTAGATCTTCTAATACTGCTAAGAATTCATTTGTTTATGAAAATATAACTTTAGATAATACAGAAATATCTACAGGAAGTTTATGGTGTGACAATTGTACTAGAAGAATCGTATTTAGTTGGGTTTCTGACGGTAGTGTGATAGATGATCCTTCTTGGTCAATTGCTAATGTAAAATTAACATATAATTTATAAAATATGAGTAAAAAAGGAAATAGTGGTTATAGTGGTATCGATAAGAGATTTGGTACGGGTGGTGTTAATGTAAAAGGTAATATCGGTGACTACCAGCACTTTTTAGAAAGGTTAGAAGGTAGGTTCGAACCCATAGGTGACGTTCCAGACCCTAAAGTGTGGTATGATGCGGATTCAGATAATATTACAACTGTAACATATTTAGGTAGTGAAAGAGTAGTAACTTGGTCAGATAAAAGTGGTAACGGAATAAATGCAACTAATACGGGTAGTAATGTAGATAAACCATTTTATGATGAATCTGATCCCGATTTTAATGATTTACCTTCAGTTGCTTTTGGAACTAATGATTTTTTAGAAACTGCAGATGATAGTCAATTAGATGTTAATGGAACTGGTGGTTTTACGGTATATGTAGTTTTTGATTTTGATTCTACACCAGGTGCATTTAGTATGTTAACAACTAGAACTAATGGTACTTCTTGGACACAAGGTTGGGGAATTTTATTTTATAATAATAATATTAGGTTTTGGGTAAACGATTGGAGTCCAGATGATATAACAGAAGGTGCATATGTAGAAATACCTGAAGTTACTTCTGTATTTGGACCACATATATATAAGTTTCATTATAACCAAACAACTATTACAGGACAAGTCTATGGGTACTCTGCAGATTCGGATACGGAATCTTATAGTGATCCAGTAATTGATGCTTCGAGTGGTATTGAGTTAGCAAGAGGAAATAATAGTGCTTATGATATAAATGGTTCAATTGCAGAATATATGTTTTATACTAGACCACTTAATAATAATGAACAAACTGCAGTAGAAGAGTACTTATCTGCTAAATATAACATAAGTTTAACATAATAGATAAAAAAGATTACTTTATTTAAAAATAGTATATTTATATAAAAAAGAGAAATGGAATATTTAAGTACAGGAGAACAATTAGGGACAGGTTATACAACGGTATTAAGTGCAACCACAACTACTAAAAATTTAGTTAAATCTATTCATGTTACTAATATTAGTGGTGACACATCACTTTATTTACAATGGTATGATGACTCTAAAGGAAACACTTTATCATTAGCGCATAACGTAACAATTCCAGCTTCCTCTTCATTTCAAGTATTAGATGGTACTTTTGTTTTAGATAACGATGATTATATTCAAGCAAAATCAACAAACTTAAATAATTTAGATATTAGTATATCCTATCTTAACATTGATAATAGCGAAGGATAAAAAAAAATTTTTATTATTCTAAATATTCTCATATTATTAGATATTTATAATCAAACAATATTTAACAATGAGAATACCTAAACGGATAGTTCAATTACCTAGAAACGCAAATCTCCATAGAGATGATGTTTTAGCGATTGTTGATCAAAATAATAGAACATCTAAAATTTCTTTATTACAATTAGCAGAATTTTTAAGTGGTACTAGTCAAACATTGGCGGCAGGAAATGATTATGTTACGCAAGGTGAATACAACGATGAATCAAAAGAAATAATTTTATCGAGAAATGATGGTGCACAAATAAAAATTACTGGTTTTACAGGTGGACAAGATTTGTATACTAATGAAACACCAGTTCCAGAAAAAGTTGGTGGTGTTGAGGAGGGTACTACATTTCTTAATAAAACAATGGAGGAAGTTTTTAATATGTTGTTTTATCCTACATTAGAACCTGAAAGTATCCCACACTCTACTAGTTTAAATCTTAACCATACTGGACTTAGGGAAGTTGGTACAATATTAGATTTAGAATTTACTAATACTGCAGGTGGTGGTTCTTGGACACAAGATTGGCAAGGAACTAATTTACAACCTGATAATTTTGCTGGTGAGGCACTATCAGCAAAAATAGAATATACCGGAGATGGGTCTTTTAGTAATATAAATAGTTTACAAATTACAGGTAAATATGGATTAGAAGATGTAGGTTATAATAATTATGAAGTAGTAGAGGGTAACCAAAGTTGGGTATTAAAAACTACTTTTGCACCCGGAGAAGAACCAATAAATAGTGATGGTGTTGTATCACAAGTAGTTAATAATTTTGGTGGGGGTGATTTAACCTCTACTAAAAGTATTATAGGTACATACCCAATATATGTCGGTATATCTTCAAGTAATAATGATTTTGAACATATTATTAATGGTAGTGAAAATTATTTAGGGGGGGTATCTAATCCAGGATTAACTAATTTTAATGCTACAGATATTAACTTTTCACAATCGTGGGGTGAAACAGGATTAAGTGGGACAGATCCAAATGCGGTTAGACATAGAGTGGCAATACCAACGGTATTTGGTTCACCGTCTTTTAAACAAGTTACTGCACAAGGTACTTACTTACCTGATACTGCTTGGGGTAGTGACGGTACAAAAAATAATCTTCATAATACGGGTATAGAATATACTATTTATATAAAAAATAAACCAGCACTTGCAGAAGGAGATCCAGAATTTCCATCAGGAAGCGGTAATTATAAATCAAAATATAAAATATCTTTTTAAAAAAAAAATAATAAATAATAACCAAATAAAAAAAAACAAACAATTATGAGTAGAACAACAGGTGTATTTAATTTTGGTGCTAACTTCGAAATTGGATATCAAGGTCCAGTGGATGCAAGACAAGTTTGCCCAACATTAGATGATAGAGCACTTTTAACTTACACATATATCGGAATGATATGTGTTGTAACAAACGATGAAGACAGAGAAGATCCTAATAATCCAGGAGTGATTATAGGGGACGCATCCAATAATGGAATTTATCGAATGATAAACCAAATAGGTACTAATGTAGTGAACACTGATTCTGATTGGGAAAAAGTTGGTGGTGGCACTGGTGATGGTGACCCAGTAGTCGCATTTGACTATTATGATACACAAAATAAGATAGATGATGCAGTGAATGGTGGTGTTATACCATTTGCCGGTGATTTAGAAGTAAATGACTTAGTTATTACATTAGAGTCTGGAGCATATTTTATAGTAAATGTTGTAGGTGGAATTGGTGGTAATTATAATCCAGATAAACCAAATGAAACTTGGGCAGTAGATCCAGATACTGAAGTACCATTTGATATAGGTGGAATTCAACAAGGAACAACTGCAGGTTTCTTAGATGATATGCCATTCTCACAAGTATGGAATTTACTATTATTCCCTTCTCAACCACCTTCAGTTGCACCTCCAACTGCAAATATGGCTGATGAAGTATCGTCTTTTTATGAGGTAGGTACAAGTATTGATATGGCATGGAAACCGAGTCTTACTAGTTTAGGTAGTATTACAGTAAGCCCACAAGGACCCGCAGGTGTACAACCTGCACCATCTACAGGTTTATTGACTGCGAAATTTCAAGGTCCTGGATTTAATGGAGGTGCTGAAGCTGATATCTATAATCTAGCTTTAAAATCAACAATAGGTACACATAATACTATTAATATTAATAATTATACTGTAGTTGAGGGGACTCAAGAATGGAAATTTACTTATACTTTTGAGGGTGGTCCAATGCCTAAAGATAGTCAAGGTAATGATGCACCAGATAAGCAACTTAGTGATGGTGAAGTTGGTTCATCCGTTGCACACAATACGTTTGGTACGTATCCAATATATGTTGGGTTATCTTCGGGTAACAATGACTTTGAACATGCAGGAAATGCCACAGAAAATTATCCGGCAGGAACATCTAAACCTAGTTTAGGTGGTTTTAATAGATCAGGATTACATTTTTCACAAAAAGTAGGTGAAGAAGGTTTAAGTGGAACTGATCCTAACGCTATTAGACATAGAATTGCAATACCAGTGGTATTTGGTTCTCCGTCATTTTTACAAGCAACTGCAGAAGGTAATTACTTATCTGATGGGGATTGGGAAGCTGGTCCAATTAGAGACGATCTTCATAGTAGTGGAATTGAGTATCAAGTATGGATAAAAAATAAAAATGCGCTGGCTAAAGGTGATCCAGAATTACCTGCAGGAAGTGGTAGTTATAAACCGAAATATAAAGTAAGTTATTAAAAATAATAAAGAGGGTGATATTTTTATATATCACTCTCTTTTATAAAAAATAAAATATTTATTAGAAAAGTTTTAAATAAGTTATGAGTAGAACAACAGGTGTATTTAATTTTGGTGCTAATTTTGAGTTAGGGTATCAGGGTCCAATGGATGCCAGACAAGTTTGCCCAACATTAGATGATAGGTCATTATTAACTTACACATATATCGGGATGATATGTGTCGTAACAAACGATGAGGATAGAGAAGATCCGGCCAATCCAGGCGTAATAATAGGAGACGCATCCAATAATGGGTTGTATATTATGAATAAACAAATAGGGACATCAACCCCTAGTACCGATGCTGATTGGGATAAAATAGGTGATAATATAGGAGAAGGTAATCCCGTTACAGGTATTTTATACGATCAAAACACTAATAATTTAACTATAACACTTACACATGATGGGAATGGTGGTACAAATAATCCTATTGCTTATTTTACTACTATAGAAACACACCACCAACTAAGATTTGCGGCGCCAGGAATGTACTATAAAATAACAGGTGGGGATTTTCATCCTGTAATGTATGATGAAAATAATAGTGAAAATACTCAGAATCCTGATATATGGGTACAAAGAGGTATTACATATAAAATAGAAAGAACCGATAGTGATCACGGACTTAGAATAACTGAAAATAGTGATTATACTGAAAATTTCCCTAGTGGTATAAGTAGTAATATTACACAAAATGATGGACCTATCTACTGGACTATACCATATGATGCACCTGACAAATATTACTATATATGTATTTCACACTCATCAATGAAGGGTATTATAAACGTATTAGGTGCGAATGGACAACAAGGTCCACAAGGAGAACAAGGATTACAAGGTGAACAAGGATTACAAGGATTACAAGGACAACAAGGAGAACAAGGTCCTGTAGGTAATCAAGGCCCTGTAGGAGAACAAGGTCCGCAAGGAGAACAAGGATTACAAGGTGAACAAGGAGAACAAGGACCCGATGGTAATCAAGGCCCTGTAGGTAATCAAGGTCCGCAAGGTGAACAAGGTCCTGTAGGGGAACAAGGATTACAAGGTGAACAAGGACCGATAGGAGAACAAGGTCCGCAAGGAGAACAAGGATTACAAGGATTACAAGGTCCGCAAGGTGAACAAGGATTACAAGGACAACAAGGTGAACAAGGACCACAAGGTATTCAAGGGATACAAGGAGAAGTAGGTGATAAAGGACCTGATGGAGATAAAGGTGAACAAGGAAATCAAGGAATACAAGGTGAACAAGGACCGATAGGAGAACAGGGTCCAATTGGCGAACAGGGTCCGATAGGAGAACAAGGAGAACAAGGTGAACAAGGACCGATAGGAGAGCAAGGTCCAATTGGTGAACAAGGACCTATAGGAGAGCAAGGTCCAATTGGTGAACAAGGAATTCAAGGTTCTGTAGGAGAACAGGGTCCAATAGGAGAGCAAGGAGAACAAGGTGAACAAGGAATTCAAGGTATACAAGGACCTGTAGGAGAACAAGGACCTGTAGGAGAGCAAGGTCCTGTAGGTGAACAAGGAGAACAAGGAATTCAAGGTATACAAGGACCTGTAGGAGAGCAAGGTCCAATTGGTGAGCAAGGACCAATAGGAGAACAAGGAGAACAAGGAGAAATTGGAAATCAGGGTCCTATAGGTAATCAAGGACCAATTGGTGAGCAAGGACCCGATGGTAATCAAGGTCCTGTAGGTAATCAAGGTCCTGTAGGTGAACAAGGACCAATAGGTGAACAAGGTCCTGTAGGTAATCAAGGCCCAATTGGTGAGCAAGGACCAATAGGAGAACAAGGACCAATAGGAGAGCAAGGACCTATTGGAGAGCAAGGACCTATTGGAGAACAAGGTCCTGTAGGTAATCAAGGCCCAATTGGTGAGCAAGGAGAACAAGGGGAACAAGGTCCGCAAGGAGAACAAGGATTACAAGGTGAACAAGGAGAGCAAGGAATACAAGGGGAACAAGGTCCTGTAGGTAATCAAGGAGAACAAGGAATACAAGGGGAACAAGGTCCTGTAGGTAGTCAAGGTCCTGTAGGGGAACAAGGATTACAAGGTGAACAAGGACCGATAGGAGAACAAGGTTCACAAGGAGAACAAGGTCTACAAGGGGAACAAGGTCCTGTAGGAAATCAAGGCCCAATTGGCGAACAAGGTCCAATAGGAGAACAAGGACCTATAGGAGAACAAGGATTACAAGGATTACAAGGTGAACAAGGATTACAAGGTACACAAGGTCCACAAGGTGAGCAAGGATTACAAGGAGAACAAGGACCCGATGGTAATCAAGGTCCTGTAGGTAATCAAGGTCCTGTAGG